TATCATTATTAGATATTAATATAAATCTCCTATTTGTTTTTTCTTCGTAATTTATTGTTAAAACTGCGTGTCCAAATGTTCCGCTTCCGGCAAAAAAATCCATAACTAAGGAATTATCACTAGAACCGATTTTTATAATTTTTTTCATTAATTTTAATGGTTTGGGATATAAAAAATCATTCCTATTACCAAGCATTTCTTCCAACAGATCTCCGCCATCTGCCGTATACCCAGCTTCCTTTCCTAACCATAAATTTTTAATTATTGTGCCCTTATTATCTTTTAGAAAAACTTTTTTTACTGGGCAAGAATACCCGTCTTTACCCCAGTAAATTAAATCATTTTTGACAAGCTTATTGTTCCAGCTTTCTCTGGAATAATTCCAAGGCATTGTCCATTTTTTGCCAGTAGGGGAAATAACAGTATATTTTTCTTTATTCTTTTTTTTATATAATTGAACCCCGCCCCTCCATGGGCCACGAGGGTCATTATCTATATTTTTATACATTTTTTTGACATATTCTTCATTTAATGGTTCAGGATTTATTTTCGCCTCTTTAATATTCTTTGCATAAAGCAATATATATTCTGTTTGAGAACTAATACCGCTTTTTTTGTCATTTGACACAGTGTGTTTACACTGCCATATAATTGTGGATAGTTTATTATTTTCTCCAAAAATATCATCACATAATAGTTTTAAATGAGCCTCTTCTTTTTCTCCTATACTAATAAATATCACGCCCGATTCTGATAAAAAATCTTTTGCCAGTTCTAATCGCGGCTTCATGAAAGAAATCCATTCATTATGAGATTTAAAATTATCATTATACTTACCCATAATTTTACCAGTATTATATGGAGGGTCTATGTAAATTAAATCTACTTTATTTTGATATTCTTTTATTATTTTTTTCATTATTAACAGATTGTCGCCACACATTAATAGATTTTTCATTTTGATCCCTGCTCTTTTCTAAAATCTTTTCCGAAAACTGGAATAATCTTAATTCTTGCCATTAAACTCTCTAATGCCTGCTTTACGGCTCCATTGAATGTTTCTATTGGATTAGGAGAATTTGTGCACAGAAAAGTAGGAAGACCATTTTGTATTCTTGTTCTAATCACATGCTCAAGAGTTCTTCCAAAAAGATCGGCACTAATTTCTGTTGGACTATATCTTGGATCAAATTCATCTATCACCAAAAAATCTTGCAGCATTAATTCTTGTCTTGCTATAAATTTTTCTTCGTGCGGAGCATCTGTTAAGACTGCAACAATATCACTTAATGTAGTATATAGACATCCATAATTTTTTTGTGCTGCCTTTTTTAAAACATTTGAAAGAGTTAGTGTTTTACCGGTTCCATTTTTTCCGGCAAGACAAGCTGATTTACCGGTACTATATATTTTGCCTATATCATTGGTTATTGACAAATATATTTTCAATAGCTCCTCTGACCCCGAGAAACTTTTCCTATCACCGGTCAAAGAATCAGGCATATCAAGATCCCAATAATCAACCGGAATATTTGATTCAAAATATCTATTATAGGCAATTAACATTACAGAACAATTCTTGCAAAGTCCCTTATGAATATCGGCGATATTTCTAATGTTTTTTGTTGAACAGGTTTTGCAATTCCCTATGTATTCTATTATTTTTTGATTCAATTTTTTTTCCGGGATGTTTCTGATTACCCTCGATCTTAATATTTGAGTGTGGTAGTCCATAGTAATTCTGCCTCGTTAATGTCGGTTGGTGAGTATTTAATTTTTCCCTTATTTCTTCTTTTTCTAATTCGTTAAGTTCTTTTCTTAATTCAGCTAATTGTTTTATGTCTTCTTGTTGCTTCGGTACTTTTTCTTTAATCTCTTCAAAAGTTTCTTTGGTATTATTAAATATCTTATATACCATTACATCTGACTTTGTATCGTTAATTACCATGACAGATGAACCAGACATAGTTTTTAGCGTTGACTTTCCATCAGACCAATTTAACACCTCTCCGGAAATTTGCAACCCATTTCTAAAAATTACTATTATTTGCTGACCTTCTTGCGGTATCATTTTATCTCATCCAGAATATTTAAATTAAATCCATTTTTTCTTAAATTATCAAACATTTCATTATTTTTATCAGAGGGAGAGGAGTCGTTTAGTTTTTTAACAAACGACAGGTCTCCGTATGTAAGAGCATCATCATTATATTCTTTAACTATATTTAAAAACTTTTCTGATAATAGTGTCGTCCTGTCTAATTTTGCCGGCTCATTAATCATATACTTAAATTTAAAATCATTAATTAAATCCATATTTCCAAGATATCCTAAAGATGTAATTCTTTTTTTTCTCTCAATAACTTTCTTTTCAAAAATCCAATCTATATATTTTTTTAATATAATTGGATCTGAACTTAACATTTGCGATATTCTTTTAATTTGAAATACTTCATATGATTTAGATGGGGCGGTATTATTAAATTTAAAAGAAAACTTAACATTATAATGCTCTTGGTATTTTTGACAAAAATATCCAATAATATGAACTATTTCCCAATCTTCTATATTTAATGTTTTTATTTCTGCAAACCTATCGAAAAATTTCTGATATGCTGCAGATACTGGTGATTCAAGGTCTTTCATAGAAACCAATATAACAACTGATTAACAGATGTCAACCCCTTTTCTATTTTTTTGGATAAAATATTTTGAATTCTGGTTCAGAGGAATATATTTTATATCTTGTTCTTGAATGGTTTTTTAGATAGGTGCAATCATCTATAAAATCTATTACTGCGGCATTTTTTTTGCCTTCATATTTTCTAATAACCCTACCTATACGCTGCAAAGCTCTAACAGATGATTTTCCGCCGCTTGCTAATATAAGTCCAGAAAGGGAAGGAACATTAACTCCTAAATCAAATATTCTTGAGGCAATGATTACATCTATTTCTTTATTTTCTAATTTATGTCTAACATCATCTCTTATTTCTTTTTCATCTTTTCCTGATAATAAGGCACAATTAAGATGTTTTGATATTAAGTCATAAAGTATATTTCCGTGTTTAATAGTATTAAATAATATAAGTGTTTGATATCCTTTTTCTTTTAACTTAATAGCATAGTCAAGAACAAGTTTATTTCTCGTTTCATTTTCAACTATATATGAAGAATATACCGATTTATAGTTTTTACCAAGCGGCTCTGGATATTTTGGTACCGGAACAAACTTTATAATCGGCTTTGCTAAAAATCCCTTACTAATTAATTCCGAAGCAGAAATATCGGCTATGTATCTTCCCAGTATAGCCTCAATTAGTAAATCCTGATTATCATCTCTCCAAGGGGTTCCAGACAATCCATATATGTGTTCTGGATCTGAATTTTTATATATTGTTTGAGATGTGTCGGCCGCAACCATATGGCATTCGTCCCATATCTGAACTTTTGCCTCTTTAATTATTTGCTTGACTTCTTGATATTTTTTTACATCTACCTTTTCGTCTTCTTCTGCATCAAGTAATATTTTCTTTTTATCTATCCCTAATGCTTGAGCGGCTGTCCAGATACTAACAATATTAAAATCTTTTACCTTACACTCGCCATTACCAATAATACCAACCTTTTCCTCTCCAAAGATACTAACAAATAAATTATAAAATTGGTATAATAATTCTGTTCCAATAACATATACGATAGTTTTTTTACCAAAATAAGCAGAAATCATTGCGGCAATTAATGTTTTCCCGGCACCGGTAGCAGCCCTAATTATTCCTCTATTATTTTCTTTTACGCTATCAAGTATTCTCATTTGATAGTCGTGAGGAATCATATTAAGTTTTTTTAATTGCTCATCTATATTTATTGGATTATTTTGGGATATTTTATTTCCGGTATAAACAACATTTATATTTTTTTCATTGCTCTTATAATACTCAATAACCTTTGGCATTAATCCGACGAAAAATGTAAGCTTACTGTTCATTAGATGACACACTCCATCCCATCTAACAAACTTTCCGCTCTTATCATACCATCCTCTATAAGATGGCATGTATTCGGCTCCGGCTAATTTATATGAAAGTAATTTATCTATTTGTCTTATAAAATTACTGTCTTGCTCATCTACAATTTTGCAATATTTGTTATTGTATAATAATGTTGTCATTTAAAATTATTTAATAAACGGGAATAAGATTTTAATAAGCCTAAATAATACATCTAATATTCCAGATGTTCCCGATTCAAATTCTTTCTTTACAATTATATTTGAATCTTGCTTAAGATGCTGTTCTACATCTTGGGCACTTGGGAGATCTGCTGTCTGACTGGTTTGAGTGGCAGCTGTGGCAACCTCTTGTGGTGGGCTGACCGGCGGCGTTTCTTGATTTGATGATGATTCCCAATAAGAAAAATCCTTAACAACATCTGTATCTGTTTTTATGCCGTTCGGTAGGGTTAACTTATCTCCTCCACCAGTTTGCCACATATAATAATCACTCCATGGCGCCGGTATTTCTGGAGTTTGAAGATATGAAGCTATCCATAAAGGATATTGCGAAACATTAACATCAAATTTAATCAATTTGGCATAATTTGGATATGTATAAAATAGTGGTTTCTTGCCTCCACTTAATCTTGTATACTCATCAAGATATGAATTGATCCATTGCTTAATAAAATTTGCATCAACATTCCATTTTTTCCAATCTTGCGGTTCAGGCCACTCGACATCTATTGCAGCTAATTCTCCATTGGCTGCTTTAAAATGAGCTTGGGCTTGGGCAACTGGATCTCTGCTGGTATGCGACGGATCCGATGGTAATGGATAAACGAAATGATATGCCATAACCTTCATTCCGGCTGCCTTTGCTTCGGCTACATTTTTCTTATATAATCCATCAACTCCCTCATTGCCAACACCGCATCTAATAACAACGAATTGAAATCCTTGGTTTACAAGCCAGTCAAAATCAACGCCTTCCTGAACAGCACTTATATCGAGACCTTTTATCATAATCAACCTTTCCTACGATCTACAACTCCGGTAGTGAATTTACCAAATGCCGAAGATTTAGTTGCAACTTTATTTTTAATTTCTTGAATTTTTGAAACAGTTTGATCCTTACCGGTATCCAAATTCAAAGTCAGATTTCTCTGATTATCTTTTTGTTTTGCAGCGATCTCAAACTCCTGGGCCTGTTTCTTTAGCACATCTATTCTGCCAGATGGTATGCCTAAACCAGAAATGATAAAATATATCTTAACAATATCTTCTGGATCATCTGTGGTATACACTCCGCTGAATAATGCTCTTGGTGTTCCGGTTGCTTCTTCAAGTATTGCCTTCATATAGTTAATGCTTGATGAATGTATTTTCTTCCATACATTGGAATTTGCCGAGATAATTACGCCAACATATTTTGATTGTTTTATATCGAAACCATCGGCAAGTAAATTTGAATCAAGGTTAGAAATTATTGCTTCAGCCAAGGCAGCTTCGTTATTTTCATAATTATCGACTTTTAATTCTCCATATATGGTTAGTCCCTCTCCATCGATTAATATTCTTGAAAATTCTGTAGGGTCCAATGGCTTCACCGAAGATGGCATTGCTGATAATCGATTAAATGCATCAAGCGGTTCTACAATAGCTCTATTGGCAATATTAAAGAAATCTACAGGCGATACAGAATGATAGATTAGTTCTATTTTAGAGTTATCAACTACCATTAAGTTAGCTATCTTTTTTGATTGCGTGTATTTTGCAAGTTTTGATAGAGTTATTAATGCATTGTGTTTTGTTTGCGCATCTTCGCTTTCCATTGGTAATACGGCAAGCACCATAACTGGCTTACCTGTTGCAGACAATATATCAATAATTACATCGCAACTACCGGCTCCCGATCCGCCACCAAGTGATACAGTAAATATTAAGATTTGTGAATCTGCAAGTTGCTTATTAACAAGATCTAAAATTTGTTCTCTATGACTATCTGCAGCACTATATCCGATAGCAAGATCTCTACTCGCTCCACCAAGACCATATTCCAGAAAAAGCTTATTTGATTCGGGAACATCAATAAACTTCAAATCTTGTTGGGCAGTATTCATTACTACGGCATCCATTCCAAGTTTATAGAAAGCTTCGGCCAATCTGCTTCCGCCCTGTCCTGAACCTATAATACCAAAATTTATTGATCTTTCTGGCTTAATAACTATTTTTGCCGGCATTTCATCCTCTTTATTTTCTTCTATATTCTGTTTTGCGGCCAATTTTGCTTTTAATTTGGCTAATTTATCTATATCAAGACTTTCATTATTTTTTTCTTCAGTCATCGGTTTCTCCGAAATATCATCTATAATTTTTTCTTGCTCTATTTTTATATTAGAATTATTTGTAGTCATTAACAAAGTCTCCTTAACTCAACACTTATATAACACTTATTATTACATTTTTTTATTATCTTGATCCGTTATTCCCAGGACCGAATAAAGAAGTATAAAAAAATGTATTAGTACTATAATAATATGGGTTGGTAAAAGATATCGATGAAGTTGTGGCAGTGGCAGACGAATTATAATAAAAAGGTTCGGGCGTAGTATAAACAGGTATACTGCTAGAAGAGTTTGTATAATTCCATCCATTAGTATCTACAGTTCTTAATGGTTGGTATTTATCTACCATTTGTGTTTGATTTTGATAATAATTATAATCTAAATAAAGATAAAATTTTGATACAATTTTATGTGCACATTTAAATCCAGGAATTTTCTTCGCATCTGAATAATAATAGGCCGTAACCATTCCATCTTTATCAATTTTACAAATAACTCCATTTACATAATAATAAGAGCAATCTTTGCCATTCAATAAAAATAATCCATGTGGATATCTAAATTTTGGGTTTATATTCTTAATCCATTCATTATATTTAACATTTTCCATAAAATCACCTAATCAATTAAACCAATATGAATTGGCTATGTACCAGTCAACAGTATCTTTTAGTCCAGTTTCTTTAAATTTTACTTCAGGCTTCCATCCAAGCAATCTGGTTTTTTTAGAATCAACAGAATATCTAAAATCATGAGCATTTCCGCGAGGATCCTTTATAAAAGTAATTAAATCATGCCCCTTACCAATTACATTACAAATTTCATTAACTACTTCAATATTAGAGTATTCTTGATTAGAAGAGATATTAAAAACTTCATTAATTCTATCGCTCTCGATAATTTTAAGAACCGCATCACAGTTATCTCCAACATATGTCCAATCTCTAATTTGGGACCCTTGTCCATACACTGGTATTTTTTCATTATTTAATATACATTTAATAACTCTTGGAATTAACTTATCAGGCATTTGTCTTGGACCATAATTATTAGATGTTCTTAAAATAATATACTGTAGTCCGTGGGCATTGTGAGCAGCATTAACAAGCATTTCTCCTGCCGCCTTTGATGCGCTATAAGGATTTCTTGGATTAATTGAACTACTTTCTGTCCAAGGCATATCCTTTTCAGATGTTAGAGCGCCATATACCTCATCGGTAGATTGATATATGAATTTCTTAACACCATATTTAATAGAAGCATTTATAACAATTTGTGTCCCAAGAACATTTGAGTTAATAAATGCATTTGGGTTTTGTAGCGAATAATCTACTGCACTTTCCGCTGCGGTGTGAAGGACTATATCTGGCCTCTCGAATTCAAAAATCTTATCTATTAAATGAGTATCACATATATCTCCTAAATAGAACTGATGATTTTTATTAAAATAAATATTATTTTTTAATTTTGAATTTGTTAGCTTATCTATACTAACAATTTCGTATGGATGTTTATTAAAAATAATTCTTCTAATAAAATTTGAATAAATAAATCCACAACTACCAGTTATTAATATTTTCTTTTTTGCCATTTTTACCTGTATATCGCAAATTTTGGATTTTCGTATTTTTTATATAACTCATAATCTATTCCATTAATCCATTTGCTGAGTAATAATTTTGCGTTATTGACGAAATGTAATTTATGAACTGGATTCTTTTTTAGGGAAGCAGATTCTTCATGACAAATACCGACATTTCCGGCGCATACTACTTTTTTCTTAAGTACAAGATTAATCATCAATGACATATCTATATCCTCAAATCCAAAAGTATACCCCTCATCGAATCCGCCGAGACCAGATTTATTATTCCAGCAACTCTTAAAAATATCGGCCCTGGTTAGAGCTACAGCACCCGTGATTGCAGGAAATAATCTATCTTCTTTATCTCTACTTTCTTCATTCATATGTTGTCTATAATGAAATGGAAGCCCCCTATGCTTTAGAGAAAATAAAACTCCAACATGCTGAATTTTATTAGAATTAAAATAATTTAATTTAGCTCCGACTTGACCAACTTCCTTATCATTTAGAATTTTTGCCATATTAGAAATAGATTTATTATCTATAAACTGAATGTCATTATTTAATGATAAGACAAGATCATCATTTTGTGCGCCACTCTCTTTAAACAAGAAATTCATTCCATAAGAATAGCTATCTCTATTATGAGGATACTTAATTGCGTGGACCCTCTCATCGTTCCAGGATTGTATAACTTCCATCGACTTATCTTCAGAGGCATTATCCTTTATCCACCAATGATAATCAAAATTGTTTAAATTTTCTTTTAAGGAAGGATACAATCTTGATAATTTTTCCGCACCGTTCCAGTTTAATGTTAATATATGTATTTTTTTCATTTTTTAAAATCCAACTCTTGCGCCAACTCCAACATAGACGCTGCCATCTGTTTCAACTCCAATAGATGGTGCCACATATGTATTTTTTACAAAAGGAATATTCTGTCCCAAATTATATGCAACCGGCGTCACTAAAACCTGAGGCCTGCTTGTAGCAACATCAAATCCAACTCCAACCTGAGCAAAACTCCAATCTGGTTGAACTTTTGTTTTACCATAGCTTAAAAAGCCCATCCCGACGCTTGGAGTAAATTCTCCTTGTACCGGAAGTCTCGACACTGATATTCCACCATCTACACCCATAAACAATCTTGGATTAAATGATAATTTGGCGGTAGGATATTCTTGAACAGTTTGGGCGGTAGCAATTTTAACATCATAGTTCTTGTTGCCATCGTTTATAGTAAATTTATTATAAACATAATTTCTACCATCTTCATCTGTACCAATAACATTAACAACATTATATTGTCGAGCATTTATATTATAATCCCACGGCTTATCCTTCCAGGCAGAAAAGGACACAACGCCAATTGGAACTTTTGTCCCACTAAAATCTTCATTTAATTCTAAATTTTGTTTATTTTTCATATAACCATAAGGATCTGGATTTTGAGCCACAGCATTAGGATCCGGCGTATTTGTTCCCGGAGTGGTGTTTGTCGATGGAACACCATTAACAGACTGACCATTGCTATTAACGGTAATTTTGTTAATTGATGATAAATCTGCATGAAGGGCGGCGAGATCTTTATTTATGGCATCAAGATTAATATTATTATCAGATGCAAATTTCTGCAAATCCTCTTTAGATGCAAATTGAGATTGCGATCTTACAATCCCGTCTATAAGCTCTTTTTGAGATACCATTGATTTGTTAATTGCGTCCTGCTGTTGAGAAATTTGATTTTGTTTGTAAATAATAAACAAAAGAGCCCCTATTAAAAGAACCGTTCCAACAACAACTAATATTCTTTGCCATAATGACATATTACTTCTCCATTTATTTTCTTCGCTGATTATATATCAGCTTGCATACGGTTTTTTACACAAACAAATTTATACATTAACCACTCAATGTATTATTTTTATAAATACTTGTAAATATTTTTTTACCTTCATTATATAGCTTATTAATTTGAGTTTTATCTGTTGAAATTTTTCCAAAATGAACAACAGGTATATCCTTTAAAACTAATTTAATGTTTTTTTGTTGTGCTCTAAAACCAATATCAGCGTCCTCAAAATAAAACTTAAATCTTTCGTCCCACATCTCGTCTTCTGATATTTCCAATATTTTAGCCACCGCTTTGGATAATGTCAAGCACCATCCGGAAATATAATTAATTTTTTTATTGGCGTCTCTTGTTTCGTATAAAAAATTAAAATTATTATCCAGCATTCCTCCGGTTGGTCCGATTATAATATTTTCCCCATTTTTTTCATAATCTTTAATAGTAGATATCAATAAATTGGGCCAACTATCGTGATTTTCTTTGACTCTTATATCGTTATTTAAAAAACACAGATACTCTCCGGACGCATTCTTATATCCGGTATTACATGCATGGGAAAATGTATTTTTTGAGCTTCTTAAATACTTGAAATTATTGTATTTTTTATAATCAAGGCACATTTCATAGGTTTCGTTTGTTTGGCTATTATCAACCACTATAACTTCGAACGGTATGGATAATCTAAAAAGATCTTTAAGGCAGCTTTTTGTAAAATTCACCTTTTCATATGTTGGAATAATAAAAGATATTAAACTCACGACTTATCTCCTAATAATTGCTTTTCTTGTTTATATAAATCTAAAACACTATTTGCAACATTGTCCCAGCTATATTTTTCAATGACTTGATTATTTAATTTTATCTGATTTTTTAATTTTAAGATATTGTTTGCTGCATATCTTAATTTTTCAACCGCATCATCTATACTTGGCTCAAACCAGTAGGTGCCAGCCTTTTGATCCCAGTATAATGCTTGCGGGGGAGAGAAAGAAACCTTACCACTAACCAGTAAAGAGTTATCGTTATTAAGAAAGTCAAGCTGCCCACCATATCCAGAAACAACATTAACCAAGCCTAATGATAGCGCCTCTAATCCCGGCATATAGAACGCCTCGCAGTGAGTTAGGCTATATAAAATATCACATGACTTATATAAACTACCTATATTTGGAATAAAATCAGTAATTATTTTTACCTCGGCATGATTTGGATACTTTGTTTTAAATACATTAAACATTTTTTTAAATGATACCTCAAAATTTTGTTGAGGCTCTTTATCAACTATCTTTAAAACAAGACAAACATCATCTTTTTTAGAGAAGGCCTTACCAAAAGCATCAAGAGCGCCGGCGAAATTTTTTCTCATATGATTTTGCGCAATATTTAATAAAATTTTAATACTTTTTTTAGTATTTATATTTAATGGTTCACAATTATCATATGCTGTCTTATCGAAACCATGGGGTACAACCTGCAAAGAAGATTCTGGGACACCGCTATCTAAAAAAACCTGCTTCGCAAACTGAGACGGCGGAAGTATTTTATTGCATGATTTATAATGTTTAGCAAATCCGGTAGGAATAGCGTTCTTACCAGCCCATTCAAAACACCATATTCCAAACTTTATGGATTTTTTGCTATGATTTAAATAAACCGGAAAGTTTTTCATTGAAGTATAACTTAACTCTAAATCATAATCATCATCTAACTTTTCTTTTAATAAAGATTTTAGATCATCAGGAAAATACTCAAGACCATTAGTAGATTGTAGATGAACCTCATTGCCAAGATTACGAAACGATCTTGCATAGTTCTGTCCGACAATTGACCAAGAATGAGATTTACCAAGAAATTGCTGGATACATATTTTCATATGCAATATATATCTTGAGTTATCGGTGAATTAAATATAATAATTATCCAACAACCAAATGAGTGGTTCCGCTTGAAGTAGCGATACAGCCACTTGGGTTATATATCGCAGTAATTAAGATGCTTCCGGTGCCGTGACTCCATCCGGTAATACTTAGAGATGCAAGACCGCCGCCACCTATCGTTAGATTTACTGTTCCTAATAGATTGGTTGGACTTCCATAATAAAATGAAACAGAACCGGTCGTTACAGCGCCACCAAGAGCATATGAAACGGTAGCATTGAGTGTTGTATTTCCTCCTAACGCTATAGAGCTTGGACTTGCGGAAACTACGGTAGTAGTGGCTGCAGGAGAGTTGACGGTGAACGATCCAGAATAGCTTCCGGATGTAAAATTACTATCTCCAGAATAAGAAACCGATGTATTATAAGAACCAACCGTAAGTGAATTACTATTAATTACTATGCTGCCTGAACTTAGGGATCCGCTTCCTAGAGTTATAGCCGATCCACCAAGAACCGGAGTTGCTGTAAGAGTAACGGTTCCGGTTGGCACTGTAGTTGCGGTTACTAATGAAGACGCCACGCTTACTGTATATGCAACATTTTGAGAATCGCATCCTGGACTTGGACTTTCTCCTAAAGAAATACTAACAGTTTCTTTATTAACTGTTTGTGTTAGATTGCCAGAAGTAACTGGAGAATAATTTGTATCTCCCGAATAAACCGCAGTTATCGTATATGAACCGGCAACAAATCCGGTTGCTACAGATGCCCCTCCTCCAGAAACACTTTGTGTGCTAATCAAAACTCCATTATTATAAAAAGAAATTGTGCCTGTCGGAGCAATTGAATATCCGGTTAAAGTTGCAGTAAATGTTGTTTGTTGATCGGTAACAGTTGGATTAATGCTAGATGTTAGATTTATTCCTACAGTATAACCATCTATCAATTGAGTATGTGATAACGAGGTGGAGGTATTATAGTTGCTATCACCATAATAAACGGCATATATGGTGTGATTTCCTACAGATAATGAAGATGTTGTGATGCTTGCTTGCCCTAATGCACCTATTGTTTGAGTTGTTCCTATTTGACTATATCCATCAAAGAACGCGACATTTCCAGTTGGAATTCCATAGGTAGAAGATACCGTTGCTGTAAATAAAATGGGATTGCCTGAATGAATGTGATTCCATCCGGTAGAAGATACTATAGCCGTATTAGTATTTCTGTTAGTAATAGTTTCCGATAAGACATTTGAGGTAGAAGATGATAAATTAGCATCTCCAGAATATACTGCGGTTAGATAGTGGGTTCCAGAAATTAAAGACGATTCATTAAATATAGCACTATTTCCAACTACAGGTTTGGTGTCTATTAAGCTGGTATATCCATCATATAAATATATATTGCCGGTTGGTGATGTGCCTGATGGACTCGAAACTACGGCAGAAAAAATTAATTCATTTCCATAGGTAGATGGATTTGTTCCTCCAACTAATGAAAGATTTACAGAGGTGTTGCCAGCATTTACTGTTTGATAAAGATTTGCGGAAACACTACCATTATATAAAGAGCTTCCAAGATATTGAGCACTTAATACATGAACTCCTGCACTAGGGAATATTGTTATTTGTGCTGAACCGGACGATAGAGCATTAGTTGAAACTAAATTATAACCATCATAAAAATTTACCAAACCGTCTGGAATGCCAAAACCAGCGATCACTGTAGCGGTTAATTGTACCGGAGCGCCTAATGATGATGGATTTAATGATGATGTCAGAGATGTTGTGGTATTTGCATTTGAAGACTGAAGTACGCTTTGATTATAGGCGGCAGATGTTGATGTATTATAATTACTATTTCCTACATATTGAGCGTATATTGAATGATTACCTATAGAAGGATAACTGGTTGTAAATACTGCCCGACCATTATTAAGAGCGACAACTGCTACCAATGCACCATTATCATAAAAATTAACATTACCGTTAGGAAAGCCATAGGAGGCAGATACTGTAGCAGTTATGTTTATATTGTCCCAGGTATATGCCGGATTTTCAGAAGAGGCAAGCGTTGTGGTTGTATTTAACGGGGTGACCAATTGGGATATCGGGCTAGATACAGAGTTTCCATAAATATTATCACCAAGATATATTGCTTTTAACAAATGACTTCCGCCCTGAAGCAAAGTAGGCGGAGTAGAAACTGTATTTGATAGAACTGGTAGAGTATATAATAAATTTCCATCAGAATAAAATTGAATGTTGCCACTCGGAATTGTCATTGATCCGGTGGTAGTTAGAGTTGCCTTAATTGAAACTTTATTTCCATATGATACTATATTAGACGAGCTTGTAAGACTAACCAAAATATTATTAAGAATGGTCGGAGATAAGACAACCTGAATGACAGAAGATGATGTTGCCGGATTAAATATATCGCTACCAAGATAGGTTGCGGTAACCAGATTATCTCCTGGTGGTAAAATTAACTGAATTGATGCCGTTCCTTGATTATCCAGCGACTCAACGCCTATGGTAATATTGTTATTTTTAAAGACAATTAATCCTGAAGGTATTATTCCGGTTTGACTGGAATATACCTTGGCTGTGAACTTTACTAAATCGCCTGGATTTGCAGCATTTCTTGCCATATATTAACCTCAAGATAGCAAGACTAATGTATCAAATCCGCATACTATAGTATTACTCGTTAATTGTAGAATATTTGCCATTTTTTGAGATGAGACAAATATTGGATTATTATTCCATCCTGCTTTCTTAAGATAGGCTGTTATTTGTATTTTTGAACTTAATGTCTGCAATACAATGTCATCATATAAGTTCGCGAAATTAAAGTGCAATATTCCGGTTGTCTGCTCTACATAGATTCCCATTCTATTATCAACTATTACTCCGCTAATATTACTGCAGGCATAACCATCTAATTGTGGCGAAGATGATTGCATAGAGACGCTAAATATTACCTGATTATTTAACAAAGCATTCATGCCAACAGTAGAACAGTCAGCAAATTTCATAGCAGGATAACCTAATCTTGTATATCCGGTTCCACTATAATCGGCGATAAAATCTGTAAAAATATTAACGGTCTTTTCGGCAACTATTGATAATTGTGGAAGCTCAAGAACAACATTTCCGACTTCCATATCAATCTTGTGATAATATCCGTCCGGTCTAATTAGCTCTCCACCATAATTAACAACAAGGTTATTTGGGATAAATATGTCATTTCTTCCTGGGTCAAATGACAACGATGGAGGATATTCTTCTTTTGTAATTCCATTAAGCGAGCAGTTATTTAAATTATATCCTGTTTGATAATTAAAGGACGCTGGAACAAATTTTTGATTTGCCGAAACAGCAACTTCAGATTCATACCAATGCAACTGTTTTACAATGTTAAATTGTAATGGATTGGATAATAAGTTTTGTCCATATACACTGTATCCGGCATTATATCCATCAACCAATACATCTGGCAAAACATGTATATTAGAACCACGAGTAAGATAGTTGGTTGTATAATTATCTTTTCTATCTACAAATTGCTCTAATGATATTCTTAATACATTGAAGTTTTTACCAACTTTTGTTCCAGGTCCAGATACCGCGGGAAATGGATTGGCTTTATATACATAGTTGCTAATATAATTTATATCGGTACTATCTATAATCATATCTCCCGTAATATCAGCACGATATATCTGCATTAAAGAATCAGGACTATAATATAGCTTTTTAATTGATATGTTATGAGCATCAACCAATCCATTTATAATGAAAGTACCATCATTTTGTGGATTACTTAATGAGTTGCTAATAACTATATTCATTGATCCGATATTAGCAATCGATGTAAACGATGCAGAAGAGCTTGTAAAAATGGCCTGTGTATTATCTTGTGGATTTACTACAAGAACGCCATCGGTTCCACTTGCAAGAACAGTGCTGGTAATCGGATTAATTATTTGATATGTCAGTAAGTTATCGTTAGCAAAATAATTAGTTAGGGTGATATAATTAGATTTGCTTGGTATATTAACTAAATTTGCCCCGATGAATTGCTGTGCCGCCAATAAATCATTCTCATCGACAACACCATCTCCATTGATGTCGCCATAGATCATTGAAACAAGTTCGGCCTTTGATATTCTATAAAATGTATTTTGATTTGCTGCATTAGGTATAAATTTTGCACCATTCAAATTGCCATTTAAGAATTCCGTAACCAAGCTTAAGATATTCGTATCATATCTTACATCTGTCGGATCGTCAATAATTTTTATTAAAATTTCATTTTTTACTATACAATATTCTCTCAAATATTCTATTAGTGTAGCAGATGAAGGATCGTAATTATTTACATTTTTATCTGCTATTGTTCCAAGAATAAGTGGACTGGATGAATTTTGTAAAGATAATAGAGCAAAAGAGTTAATCAAAGATAATGTCGGCACAAACTGTTGCTTGGAATTTACTGGATTGCCGGTTCTCTGATCTTGAACCTGTCCAGATTGAAGCGTAGTGGCTTGCATTACAGCATAATAAGTGTCGCTATTAGAGAGCTGTACCTGATTATATGAATAATCGGCATTTGCTCCTGTAGATGGGCTTATATATGTTTTTTCTATAATTATGCCATTTCCCTGATCATATGCCTGACCATCAGAAACCTTGGCAGCATCGGTCCATACCTGAAACCAAAGATCTTCCTCGGGCACATCAATCCATGAATTACCATCATATAGCGCCAAATTAGAGTTGGCTACTCTATCACTACCGCTAGCAAGCTGTATCTGGCACTTATTAGCCGATCCTGCCCTCTTTACGGTCACAATATAGTAATTGCCAGATACAATAGATAATCCTGAGCCAACCGGAGTATTGCTGAAAATAAAGTCAACTGGCTGTGGAACCGTATTTAATTGAACGCCGCTAGCAAGAAGAGTAGCATAGTTAGTGCTTAATTGTGCTACCGGAGTATTTGATGGTGGAAAGTTTATTGCTAACGATGGAGTTATATCAGTAAGGCAAGTTATAGAAGATTGAAGCGGATATATGCTAATAATTAAATCTCCGGTCCAAGCAAGATCGTTTGGATTTATACCGTTCGTTACAGACATTAATAATGTAATTTTTTGAATATTATTTGTGGTAGCTAAAAACTTCTGACCTATTTGTGAAGTTACATCGTTTTCTATAATGCTTCTTAACTGTTTATAGCCAGTAGTTATATCTAATGTATCGATATTATAGCTTGGCAGAGCATTTGTAAGAACATTCGATAGGGTATTAGAGCCGGTAACATAAAAATCTCTCATAAAAATATTAGGTTCTACATCCTGAGCTACCATTTTGCAATCACGAGAAATTGTCATGGCTTGAGCTTCTGTTATTACAATTCTGCCACCAAGATTAAAGGATTGTTTCGGATCCCCTATAAAATCATTAAAAAATAACTGTAAAACCTTGGTATAATGCTTTGATGTAATTTGAACTTCATTTGTAGAGAATATTAATGTGTCATATTGTAGCGAGTTTTGAAAATCCAATCCAACAATAAGTATTTTAACAGTTCTCTTTCCTTTTGCTAATGAATTAGTGAGTGAGACAGATAATTGATTTCCAAGATTTTGATCTGATGGTTGAAACTGAACACTTACTCCCTTACCATCAAGCAATCCAGATACTAAAGATGAATCAAAGATAGTATTCGGCACCAAGGATTCAAGTAAAACGCCCGAACCAAAATGATTGTTTATTATAGATGAAAACTTTTGGTTATTATAATTTTGCTCTAGAGTTAATGCCGTATCATCAACATTCTCTGTATTAAACCATCTATTTTGTTGTGAGGAAACTGGCAACCTTGTCATTTATACCTTCTTATTATATATATCAAAAAAATGAGATCATTTATATACAAAGAAAACGCGAGAGTTAGCTGGCTTAAGACTATTAACCAGTGTTTCTAGAACATTTTTTAGTGCTTGATTAGATCCTATTAGGTCAAAAGAGTCATAAACATTAACCTGGAAATCAAACAGGCCGACCTGACCGTTTCTAATAACCGAAAAATCAGTATTTTTCTGTATGGCGGTTTCAAAATCAAGCAAAAGTGTAGTGTATAGATCTTGGGTAACCGGCAAAACAATATTTAAATTAGAGCTGTAATTAGGATCTATAGACTCACCGAAAGGCTTATATATAGACCTTGATATATTGCTAATTCTCAAATTATCAAATAAGGAATATGCGCAGTTATTGCCAGTGAAATCAGAGCCTATATAAAACTCATTAATAGTATCGGCAAATTTCAGATTAGCATTAACCTGATTAGATCCTACATAGGAAGATCCGAAAACTAGACCCTGACCAAATATTAATCCGTTACCCCACAATATATTTCCTCTTTCGTAGCCGTCAACGAATAGGCGCAATTCATCACTTCCAACTCCCTTATTCATCTTATAGCTGGCCTTTATTCTATGCCAGCTACCGCCACTCCAGAAAATTGGGGCTCTAACCTGATATTCTATACTATCTGCGTTTATAGTAAAATTAACATAACCATAGGGATCTTTATAGATAGATATTCTATTTCCATTTGTTCCAGATGGTATATATTGAACTATAACCGGAGTATTTTGTGCAGGAAGATCTCTATTTAACCTTATTGTTTGTCCATCACTATCTACTGTTCCACCGACAAAATAATCAATAGAGCTGTCTCCAAATTGCATCTTAACACTAACTACCTTACCAATTTTTCCAGAAACAACGGCGGTAACATTATTAGTGCTTACAATATTCTCACTAACTATTGAAGTAGCATCAAAATAAAACCTATAATTCGGGTCATTAAAAGTATCATAGATGGGATTGATCCAAAACTCTATAGTTCCTTCTGTTTTTGTATTTAAAATTCCATCATTTTCCACTCTAATGAAATTATTTTTAATGGATATGCTTTTATTAAAATTACTATTAACGCTATATCCAGATTGAATGTAATTGGTATTAGATGTTATGTAGAAATCTGCATCATTAACAAATGGATATACATCAAATCTGGCCATAACCAAAGTATTTTTACTTATATTTAGTGGCTTTAATGAATTATAGTTTTTAGTAATTGTTTCTTGAGAAGAGCTAACTATTTCTCCCGTTCTTGTATCTGTGAGCATAGAATCTGTTATTTTAAATTCATCTATGACCCCATCAAATTGGTTATTTCCAAAGAGATTAGATCCAATATAAAAATAAGGACTATTTATTTCAAACGGTATAGATAAGTAGGTGTAATAATCAAAATCATATGCCCCTTGAGTTAATAAATATGGTATCCCGGCATATTGATTGCTTTCAAATGTGAAGAAACCATTTTGTAAACCGCTATTAGAAGTAGAGATATTTAATACCTCATATGTTCCATTAGAGAAGGACGGTAGCGGTAAACTATGCGATCCTGATAATTGTGTTAGAGTTAAAGTCTTGAAATCAGAAGAGACTCCGGAAATATTATAATATCCAGCAACCTGTGGCGGACTCATAATATGTAAGTAATTTCCAATTAATGTGTTAGAGAATAAATTATTAGCATCGTGAACGGTAAATCCATTACCATATCCATCTAATGTATTTCCATATGATACCTGATAACTAAATCTAATTAACGGATAAACGATTGGACCAATATTAGATACATAGCCTGCGTTATTTTCTAATTGGGTTAAGGAGTATCTTTCTTTAACTTCAACATAAAGACAATTTTGTGTTGAATTAATTGGTTTGCAATTTACCTGAATGTAGTTAACAGATGCAAACATATTGGTGGTATTTAGTGTTCCAAGACTTCCGACACCAGTAAATGACAATGTTTCTGTTCCGGTAGACTGCGCTCCGGTAATTTGGTTAACGATTGTTCCATTAATAGAAACTGCTACAGGATAAGAAAAATCTATATTAGTTCCATTAATAGATACAGAGAGACTTCTTCCGCTAATATTATTGGTTGTTTGATCGGTAGATATATTGTTGGATTGAAAAATTCCGGCCATTAATGTTGAATTTAACGGACCTATCGCGGTCTTTGTTAATAAAACCTTATATATATTTACTTGACTTAATGATGATGGTGGTGGCAATTGTGTTTTTATAATATTAGATGAATTGCCCCATAAATAATATCGCTGTCTTGTTCTTCTATGATTGATACCAAGAGTTTTTATTAAAACAATATCGTTAGCAAGAGCCTTATCTCTAATAGAAATATTATTAACTGAATTTATTGTATATGCTGGATAAAGAGCGCGCTGTCCGGGTATTTCTTGATCCTGATTTGAGTAGACAAAAAATGTTAAATTAGATGCTGTAGTTGGCATAGGGTTATTTAACACCAACATATTTGATGAAACACTTAAAATAGTATAAACAGAGGTAAATGAACCTCCGATAATTCTCAAATAATAACCGGGAAGAATATTATGAGTGGTAAAATTTGTAGTAGTAGTATTTACTGTATAGGAACCAGCAAATGTCTGCATGTCATTAGATGTGAGGGCAGAATGAAGTAATGATATGGCTATATTATCATAAATACTTACTTCTGTGCTAACATTAAAGGTTGTCTTATTCACAGAGAAGGATGCGCCAGTTGCTGAGGACGGCATCGTTGTAGACAGTGTTAAATTATTTCCATTAACATTTGTTATTGTATATCCAGATGGACTAAACCCAGACTCTTCAATGTAAATGGTGTTTCCGTTCACAATACCGTATGCCGAAAAATTTAATGATGATGATACTACATTAGATCCTGCAATTACAACAAGATCATTAGAGGCAACTATATTAGATCCGATTACACCCACAATTTCTTCTGGATTGACCGTCCTAAATTTTTCATGCAGATACGGATATACAGTATTTCCATATCTAATAATATTCGGAACTTCTAAACCATCAATAAACAAATGCAGCTCATCTCTGTTGGTGCTATTGTTAATTTTCCATGAAGCAGAGATATAGTGAGGATTTCCTGAAACCCATGAAGAAACATCGGCCGATATAGAGGATGAGTTTGAGTTTTTATCATAAACTTTGAAATTTAAATACCCGCTCTCATCTTTATAAATAGATATTCTGTTTTTATCTGCCGCCTCTCCATAATCAAACAAATAATGTCTATTATCGGCTATAAAAGTTATTCCTTGACCAACATTAGCATCATTTGTAATGTTATAGGTAAGAGAATTGGTTCCGGTAAATATTGATCCTGTTGCTGGCTTAAATGTATATAAAAACTTTGAATCGTAGAAATTACCGTTTGTTTTAATAGATATATTGTAGTTTTTTAACGAATATCCATCATCATAGCCATCAATAACCTCTAAATACCAACGAGAAAATAGTCCGCTCTGGTCCTTATCATAATAAATAAATACACCATTTTTATTTTTATTTGGTTTACCCTGTACATTGCTATTTTTATCAATAGTAATAGAATAGGTTCCGAAATTATATGTGTATTCTGGATGATATTCACTGGGACCAAGAAAAATCATATTTTCTGGTAATGGAGAACCGTTTTTATTAATTTGTAAGGTAAGTTGGGACAAATTATCTAATCCATTCCATTCAGGAAATACCCACGATTCAATCGTTCCTTCCTCTATTCTTAAATTTCCTGCAACTGGAAGTTTTATGGTTTGATCTGGTTGATCTATTTTTACTCCAGATCCAAATTTTGCCGGAACTAATGCAAATGAGCCGGTAGTAGAAAATTGTTCAGGAACCAATATACTATTTCCAAGAGACCAATTATTAAAGGCTGATTCTATAATTTCTGTTGGAGTATGAGTGATTGTTGAAACTATATTTTTAATAGAAGAAACGGTAGGGCCATCAACGAAAGAATGCATTGCGGCTTGAATTGCATCTCTGTATCTTTCTCTTTCGAAATCAATAGAAAAATTTGTTAATAATGGTATATTTATTAATGTTCCGAAATTTTTTAGTAATGCGTCTCTTAAAGCCCCAACTCTATAAGAAACATAGTAGGTATCTCCAATATCTAATGCTTGTGATTGGCGAAAATCAAGAACATTGTCTCCATATTCATAACTAACCAATATCTCATCGGCAAGATATGTATAGTCAATATAATAATCACCTTTATTATAATCTATTATAACGCTTGAAAAATTATTAATAGTAAATGTATAGGTTACATCCACAAAATCTCCGGCATGTGGGGAATTAATGCCTGGTAAAATTAATTTTAATGGATTTCCTAAAGAAATTGTGCCAGAATTATTCCATAATGACGCACTATCCGAGCTTCTTATAACACTAATATTTAATGAAATATTTGGTGATAGAAAGTAAAGTGGAGTATTTAGTGTTATGTAATAGTGGACACCATCATATTGAATAGTATGATACTCGTTATAAATTAATGGATTGACATTTAATGTGGTTCCATTGAAAGTTGATGATGCAGAGAAGTTTATTGGAGATATATTATTTAATACATCTGTAATTTCATAAACTCCTCTTATAAATTTAATATTTTGAGAAACACCAGCAACAAAAATAGAATCTAAGAATGTACCGACTGTTCCATAGGACAGGATATATTGGTAGGCTGCATTATTATTTAAAAATCTTTCGTTTGATACATCAAATGTTCTTGGTATTATACTTCCATCAGAAAAACTAATATAATCAAAGTGTTTTTCTTTTTGAGATATTGAACTAAATTGATAATAAATATCTTCTACGCTGGTTACATGCGGATTATTTGGAGAAATACTATCTTTCTTATATGAGACAGATCCAATATTTAGCCCTTGAGTTGACTGAACTGCGACATATACTATTCCATTGGTATAATTTATTTGATAATATCCAACTTGTCCAAGTCTTGTTAGGTTAGCAGTTTCTGATTGTGTATTATCATAATATACTTCTTGAGAAAATATGCTGTTATTTGAAAATGAGACGCTTGTATTTAATGAAGATCCTATACAATCTTCGCTTTGAGATATGATATTATTGTTAGTTAATAATATTTTAAAAATATTTATAGATGGATTAGATGTAGAAATAGTATTATTGACAAATAATATTTCATTGCTAACAACCTCAAATGTAGCGCGCTCTCTTGTAGCGGCAATTAATCTTGGTGGTTTATTATATGAAAAATAAACTTTATTATTATTCCATCTTGTCGGCGTATATATTTCTCCAGATGTTTCATTATATATTCTAAAAACATTTGTTATTGGAGAATTAGATGTAAGAAGAGAACCAAGAGATGTTAAATTATTTTTTATTCTTTCATTTAACGATTCTTGATGTATATTGGCCCTGTAATCTATATCGAGGGCTAATCCAGGCTCTGCGGTAAAATTTATTATTCCAGGATTGCCGGTTAGGCTTCCATTAGGTAGGGCAACAAGCTCACAAAGATCTTCATCATATATATAGTCTACATTTGAAACGAAACTATATTTATAGTAATAAACTGCTAAAGGAGGAGTTGGCCCGGTTCCATCTTGAGTATTATCTGCTCCAAATACATAAACCGTACCGGTAGAATAATCAACGGAATATTCTCCCGGTCTTGATGGCAGATAATCTAATCTAAAGGGAACCTCATACAAAAAGGCGGGATGAGGAGAATTTAATTCCGGTATGCTATTTGGATTAATAAATGAAATTCCGTTTAAGGATACGCTATTACCATTTAAATCGGTTAGCGGAGCATGTTGAAGATTAAATATATTTTCTAATGCAGGCAACACTTCCCTACCCGAAGGCATTATTGCGTAGACATTAACAGAGGCTGAAGAAACTATCCTTCCTGTGTCTTTATAATAATAATCAACAATTATGCTCGAAATATTTTGTGTTGAGAAATTGCTATCTTGAAGAATTTTTTCATTTAATTTGATCTGATTATCGTTTAACAATAAATATGTAAAGGCATTGTCTTGATCGTAGGTAGAATCAAGTATTTGATATCCATACTCAGAAATATTATAAACATATGGATTCATTCCATTAGAATAATTAAAAGTTATAGAGTTAACCTTAATAACAAATCTTCTTGATAAATTAAGAACAAATGTATTGATATTAAATAACAAATCTCCATCTATAGAATTTGCGGTTAGACTATCTTCTGTTTCAAGTTGCTGCAAAGAAACGGGATTAGACGGAAAATCAGAATATGTAAAACTAAATGGATTTTGCGTACCAGTTTTGTATTTGCTAACTCTTAATATCTCGTATGCGCCTTCTTCATTAAGTCTATCAAATGGGCCGCTAGATCTTGTTTTCTGTTCATCGGTAATTAAGGTAGAAATATAATTTTCGTTTTTTACCTGCTTAATATCATATAGCGCCTTAGAGAATAATAAGGCAACGGCATCAAGATAGCTGGATATAATTGTTCCATTGTCAGTATTATAAATAGTATCTCTTAAATAATTTACTAAATTTGTTTTTACATCATTTTCTGCCTCTACCGGCCCAAATATTAATTTTTGATTGGCCACACCATCTTCAAGTAAGATAGCGTCGCCATTGATTGAGGTAAATGGATTTGAGCTGGTCGATTGTAATGTTAAAAAATATGCAGTAACCGGAGTTAACGGCAAACATGTTATTTCTAGCGTATCTCCAGAAACAGAAACTTCGACAGCAGACGAATCTGGTATACCTGTAACCTGAGAGGCTATAGACACATTTAGTGTTGATAAGTTTTGTATAAGATTAGCGGTAAATTTTACGGATATATGCGTACTATCTATAACATTTACAGAAATTATTCTAAGGTTTGACATTATCTGCTCTCAGTATTAATTATAACACTATTTGCGGAAAAATATTCATTTTTTTGAGCAGTTATAGTTAATACCTGACCAGTAACACCGTCCTTATTAAAATAAATTATTCTAACTCTATCAACGCCATTCACTCCCTGAGCAACACTAATTAGATCAGAGCCGTTTAATACATCTCCAAGAACATTTGTATTGATTGCTGAGGTTATCTTATCTTTTACATCCTGAACGACAACATCAGAAGATGAAGAGAACTCGGTTTTAACCACTATATTCATAGTAATATCAACTAAAACCTTAGTTGCGGCCTTTACTAAAACATCTGCCGTAATAGGTCTTGAACTCTCTATATTAAAAGTGGTATCTCCTATTAATTTGTTATAATTATATCTTATTGTAATTCTTTCATTTTGTTTTGGGGCCAGATAGTCGTAAAAAGCCTGATATCTCGATCCATTAGCGGGTTGATTAAAATAACTTATAGTAAATTTAGTTGACTGTGAGGCCGTAAATCCGCTAGAAATATATGCCTTGTCTATAAAGGCAAATATTTTATTAGTATAGAGGGTTCCATTTCTAGTAAAGAAGAGAGCCTCATTATCTCCAACAGTAGAGTAATAAAAAGTTATTCTTAATTTATCGCCTATTTGTGGAACATAAGTGTTATTATTTTCTGTTGGCGGCAAAATCAAATCAAAAACATCTAATGAATTATTAACTATCATTTCATTTGAGTAATAAATACCATTTTTGATTTGCGTTCCCTGCACATCAAATGAATTTATAACCGATATAACCTGATTATCTGTGGTGGCATTAACTTTTTCAAGCTTAACAACTCTAATTAATGAAGTATTAGATGGTATCGATGTATTTGAATTTATTGATAAAAATGTTCTTATTGCCTCTGAAATATTTTGCTTTAATCCAGTATAAATTGCAGTAAATACAACATCAGCTACCTTCGTAATTGTCTCTCCGTAAACGGTAATTACGCCGCTATTATTTATTTGATCGGTAGTAGTAATCGCTAATCTTGATGGTGTTTGTCTTAAATTTCTTGATACAAAGTAAACAACAAGAACCTCATCTCCGGCCGACATAACATCATCGTTCGGTATGATAAATCTTCTATTAACAAAATCTATCGAACAAGACGAATTCCACAGATCTTTTCCATCGAGAACCCTTATAATACTGATTTGACTTAAATCCAAATTACTTAATACATTTAAAATATTAATCGTATTATTTGTAGAGTTGTATCCATCAATATCATATATTGCATTATTATTTACTATTGATGAGTTCATTACTCTTAATTTTAAAGATGGAATATTTATGATGCTTCCAAAATTAAACGAGAGACTTCCAAAAACTGCCTGTGAAAAATCTAAAGAAGGAACAATATACCCATCAGAACCACTTGAAACAACAAGGCCCGTAGTAGGGTCTATTAATTGAAATTGTACTGATGCCTGACTTGTTAATGTATAAAACGGAACATAGAAATTACTATTAACATAATCAAATTGAAGAGTAGATATATCTCTTCTAATTGTTGAATTTAAGAAAGTAAATGGCTGACTTCTATTATTATCTAATGGATAATAAACAATCATAACCTTGTCGCCAACAGCTGGAGAATTATATCCATTAAATATTAGCAGGTAATTACTATTGCTGTCTTGAGATACTGTACCAAGATTATCGGCGTTCCATAATTCTTTTCCATCACCAAGCCTAATCGCGGACAATACATTATTTGCCGATAAATAATAATCATTTGAATTTATGCTTAAGGTAATATATAATTGATTTAGTGAATTTTTTTGAACAACCTGATTTTCGATTTTTGAAACATTATCTACGAAATTATTTAAAAATCCGGCATTAGAAGAAGAGATGAAACCATTACCAAGTCTACTTATTGGGAAGTTAGTTATACTGTTTACAAGAGCATTCTGTACATTTGAAACATATGAGACATCAAGAACAATTGATGCTATCGGAGAAGTTAAGGAAGCGGCCGACACTATATTGGCTGCCGGTATAGTAATTTGATTATTAGAGAAGTTTCCGTTTATGTTGCCAACTCTAAATGAATCATAAACATTGTATATTACAGTTACGTGCTCATTTTGAACTACCGGAGTATCGCTAGGAAGTATGATAGTATAGTTGTATACTATGTTTGCTCCAAGAACCACTCTCTGGCTAAAGAATACTCCATCATTTTGAGCAGTATTGTATACCTCAAGATTACTATTCTGCAATCTAATGCTATCTATATTTGCAATATCCTGAGCAATTCCATTTAAATAGATGGCCATTCTTCCTGCAAAATTTCCAGAAGAAACGGTAGAAACATATCCATCCATTCTGCTAAAAACATTTGCAGAAACAATGTAATTTACCGGATGTTTTGATAGCCCAGAATAAAAGGCACCGGAACCATCAAGAGAAAATGATATAAATTCTTTTCTAACTGTATTAGCTATACCCCAATCTATGCTATCCTGAACTGATCTAGGATTATTATTAAGATATCTTCCATCGTAATCAACATATGGATCGAAGTTTAATATCCATGTATAATCAACTTGTAAAACATCGCTGCTTGTTGGAAGAGTATTTCCGCTTATTTGAATTCTTCCGGTTGTATTAACAGACCCATTTCCATCCGGGTTCTGATTAACAATTGTATATCTTTCTCCAGTGTTTACATTGAAAACTCTGGTGACATTTGTAATAGGAGTGTGCAATAGCTGCAGATAAGATCTATCACCGTTAGATATGGTGCTATTTTCGTTAATTATAGATATATTTTGTTGTATCTGAGGTATTTCTAAAACATCAGTAAATGTTAGATTATCCTGGCCACAAAATTTTCCCTTAACCCTGTCTTCTTCAAAGAGAGATATTTTATTTGAAACCCAATGAAACTTATCAAAACCAAATGGACTTCCTGCATAAATTCCTGTATCCTTAATTAATTCATAATTTCCGGAAATTCTTCCAAGACTATCTGTAGTTTTAGGTACGAAATTTGATCCGCTTAAAGAACCGGTTACTTCTAATACCTCATCTACTGGTTGGGCTGGTAAGGTTGAGTTGTTTATATCGTCTATTCTTCTTCTTGTAACGGTTTTATTAGCATCTGCCGCAATTTGTCCTAATACATATATATTTTTTGTATCTGTTGGATCATTATTGTTGCTTTTATCTTGGTAAATAAAAGTATCTATATATTCTGATTCTCTGGTGCCCAAAATAATAACATCTACCTTGCCACCCTGACCTTCAGAAACTATAGTATAAGAACCATCTGAATTTAATGTTACGACGCTTCCGTCTCTGGTCATTAGAGGGTCGCCTGGCTCAATAACCAAAGCATCTAATACGCTTGGATCTGAAAGAGCCGTGTTCTTATATCCAAGCGCAGTTCCGACATTAGATCCGCTAAATATTGCTAATACTCTATTTCTAAAGGTAGCGTCATCCTCTTGATCTGTACCGCCAGTAAAGGGAATTACATTTGTTACATTGCTAACACCAACTATATTTGTTGAATTTATTGCATATTTATCGATATTGCCAGAAGATCCGGGGGTTGTGCACTGAACCGTTACTTCTATTGCATACTGATCTGTGATATTTAAAAATGATAAATCATTAGCATACTTGGCGGCTACAGATTTATATAAATTTAAATAATTTGGATTGACCGAAACTCCATTTGCAATCGAGAAAGAGGATCCGTTTGATGAGAAAACCAATTCTCCGGCAGAAAGACTGACAGTAGCCGGTATTGAACTAAATGTAAATATGGCAACACCAGATGATTTTGCGGCGGCCTTTCTTGATACTCCAAAATTTTGAGCTAATTTATCAAGATCAGACCCTACCGCCAGTCTTAACGCCTGAAGATTAGATATCTTTGACAATTCATCATATAATAGAGATATTTGTCCAGCCGGAGCCTCAATAAAAAGATCTCGAATAACACTTCCTGGGCTAATATTTGCTTCAGGTTGAGATGTTCGATAAAAATCTAACAAATTTAGTATAATCTCGTTTGCGGATCTTATTTTTACCATTTTTAACCACTAATTTATGTTAGATTATTTATCTGGAAGCTGGCATTAGCTCTAGTAAATGCTCTTGTTAAAACGCTTACATAAACCTCTATTAATCTAGGATCGATCTGGTTCCTATTAATAGATATATCACTAATATATGATATTTGTTCATCTGGAGTCATTTTTTGGCCACTAGATGACTGTAATTCTTGAACTTTTTTAAGATTTTCAATAGCTGTTTGTAATTGACTTCTTGCAACATCAAACATTATAGACGCATCTAATCCAGATCCTATTACAGACTTGCTTAAAAATGAACCATACCACGGCTGATAGATATTCGTTCCTGCCTTGGTTAAACAAATTTTTAATATATCCTGAATTAGTTTTTGCTGGCCAGTGACTACATCAAGCTGACCATTCTTTAAAACTAAATCTCCGGCTGATATTTTTAGATCGAATGACATTCTTAAGAATATGCCAAAATATTAGAGACAATTTTCGCAATACTAATTATTAACTATTTGTTGAAAAATAGGCAATTTCTCCATTAAATTGCTTTTGTAATAAGGTATAAATATCAGATAATTTTCTTCCAAATTCCTGCATAGAGGTCGTTATATCATTTCTTGCAGTGCTTTGAACGGCCTGTTGTAAATAAGGAATATTGCTCATTCTATCAAATGCTCTTTTATCTATTAGCCCGACCAGCGATTCTATACTAATAGACCATAGAGCGGCTTGAATTGCTAATATATCTATTAAGCCTAAACCACTAAATTCTCCGGTAATTATTTCTACCGTACGCAAGGCATCATTTGCTTTTTTATATAGATTTTTCCTCTGATTATTAAGAGAGTCAATCTGGTTATCAAAATAGCTGGTGGTGCTTTTAAAATCTCCAAGAACTATGTCATCTAAATTTGAAAACGCAAACCCACCAACATCGGTATCGGTATTTCCAACTAAATTAAATTCGTGAACTATTTTTTTGTTTGTCAGCTCAATAATATCCCGGTCTATCTGACTATTTCTTAAATCATCTGCTATCGTTGGTTCTTTATTTGTTATATCTTGCTCTAAACCATACCTATCAGACGGAACGGGCATCCAGTTTATTTTATTTCTTGTGTTATTAATTAGTTCTATTGATTTGCACAAAATATCAATTATATCAGTCATCATATTGAGATATTTAGTTAGTGTAAAAACCTCAGAACCATATAAATTTTTCGCTATATTCGATTTAATATCATCAAATTTAGGATCTTTTATTGCGGATAACTCTTGTATGTCAGAAAGAACGGAATCTAAATTACTTTGCACCGACTGATCAATCGTACTGTCATTAAATACATTCCTATTATTTAGACGAGTTGTAATTACCTTCTCTATGTATGGTCTTTTTAAATTTATTTGATTAGAGCCGCCATTTATTCTTGTGTCGGCCGCATCTAATGGAAAAGGAACTGTTATTCTGTTTTTTGTAGGCATAACAGTAAAATCTATTCTTGGATCGGCCATAAATGGAGCAATAGGATGAACGCTTTGATCTATTGGAAAGGTAATGTCGTTAGAAAGATCTTGAAAGTATGTTGTTTTTATTAAGGTTCTGTTTGATATTTTAAAAACCTGATCTTTGAAATCTATATCAAATGGTTTATCTGGATTTTTAATCTGAAGATCAAACGGTCTTACATATATAGATGCTATAGATGCACTAATAGAATTGATATCCTGTTTAGCCAATAGATTTTTATTTTTTACAAATATAGCTTCTCTTTGATTAAGAATTGTTTTTAAGTTTGGAGCCATATTATTAGCTATTTTTATATTATTTTCAAGCAAATCTTCATTTCTATTTAATGTTGGATCAAATCCTGGGCTATAAAATTTCAAATCTTTATCAACTACTGGAAAGCCAACCATTCTATAAAAAGCGCTGCACCTGCTTTCTTGATAGGCTGTTGTTATAACATCTGAGTCGGAAAGTATATCATCAATAGAAGAGACTGATAACGCATTATTTAACTTTGGAATCAAGGCATAACAGTGGCTTCTGAAAAAATCTATTTGCTTTATGATCTTATTATAAAGATCATCGATATCGACATTAACCGAATCCTGGGTGCTATAATAATTGATATTTTTATTATTAGAAACCATTATCCACTTCCATCGCTATTGGCTCTTGATACATCGCCTTCATCTCTTCTCGCAATATCTTTCATTGGACCAGCAAGAACGAATGTATATGGAACCTTATTAATTGATACACTTGGAAGCTGAGTAATATCTGAAGGATTAACGAATGTACTGAAATATTTATTATCAAAAGACATTTGAATTGTTCCGTTTCCTGGAACATTGCTTGTTATATCCGCAATGAATAAGCCATATCCATCATATGTGAAGGGACTGATATTTCCAAAATTAATATCTGCCTTCAATTTTGGAATCAGCGCGCTTGCTATGTCTGCTGGCAAATTATTAATTATAGAGTTTCCATTTTGATCATTTAGATGAACAGAAACCTTAATTGGATATGTCGTAAATTGAATTGTTGGATCTACCACACAATAACTCTTATATTGACTATAAGCGGCTAAAATTGCTTGTATGGCAGCTGCAGAGGTATCATTTTTTAATATATTTAGACAATTTGTAATATCTTCTTGTAGTTTATTAGCAGAGTCAATAGAAACGCTTTGTCTAAATGTAGTTAGCGCATTAATTACACATTCTTTTGCAGCATTTACATCTGGCAAAATAATACCTGTAAGATCCGGCAAATTTAAAGCATTATTAATTATGTTTTTATTCTGATTAACTTCTGGAACACATCCGGTAGTAATTAGTCCATCGCCAAGAAGAATTGAGTGATTAATGTTAAATGTATATGTTATATCTTGGAATAAATATCCATCAGTAGGAGATAAGGACGGGCTTGATGATATAACGGCATCTGTGTGAACCAGAGTATTCAGTGTTGCCGGAGATGTATCTGAAGGGTTAATCTTCATAACTGTTTGATTGTCATCCTCATATGCCATTCCACCAGCTAAAAATAAGGTTCCGTTGGTTGGAGACTGTAGATTATTCTCATAGTCTGATACCCCATCAACAGGAGGAGATGTAACCACGCATCCGTTTACTCTTAAATATCTGGGTCCAAGTATATCGACTCGTCCAAATGAAGTTGGATTGTAGAAAAGTCTTAAATCAACGGTATATGGTGCCTGATCAGAAGGTGTTGTTGCAGTAAATGTTTTTGTTGTCGGGAAAAATATCTTTGTTGTGCCGGCCGGTAAATCAACTGCATGGGTAATATTATTAAATTGACTATATCCAGTTAGATTTGGATCGTAGAACTGCCAGCTTTCATTTCTAAGTGCAGATGATATTGGAGGAAATCCTGGAGGCAAAGATAATCCAGAATCTTTTCCAACTTCATTAAAATACTGCAAGAATCCAGAAGATCCGGTAATTGTATTATTATTTTTTAAGAATGACGGACATATATCTGGAGTGCAGCAACCATCATTACTACTATCACCATCATCACACGGAGGTATTTTAAATGAGAGCTTTATAATTGATTCTATGACTTGTATAATTAAAATTATTCCGCCTAAAACAACAAATAAATTCTGCAATAAACAAATCAAATCACCTATTTTTCTTGTTATTGCTATTATACTATCATTATCAAGTCTTGCCGATGCCTTACCAAGAGTATTAATATTATCTATAATTAATTGTATAATGGTTAATATTCTTTCTAATAAATAGATAATTAAAGTTAATATCAATAATAATAACGATAATATCATAATCGGAAGCGCAAACATAGGGAATAGCGCTAAGAATTCTGGAATACAGTTTCTAAATAATCTAATAACCGCCCTAATCAATTTAAATGGATTAGGAATACTACATATAACCTCAATAATACATAAAATTAAATTTAAAACCGGCAAAAAGAATGTATACATCGATAAGAATGGAGCAAACTTTGACAACAACGAAGAAACACCATCGAGTATATCTCTTGAGAAATTAGCAGATAACTCCGGCCTTAATGTTCCGCTTGGTAAGATTAAAGAAAGACTATCAAATATTCCTCCTAAATCTTCAAACGGAAGGGTCGGAAAAGGAAATTGTAATGAAGGAGTTTGTGGGGCAAATCCAGATATTCCAGAAGAAGGCCCTGGAATTATAACAGATGATTGTAATGGCGTACAAGGTGACATTAGATTCCTAATATATATATATATATATATATATATATATATATATCAATTCTATATACTTCCTGCTCCCGGATCTCTCTTAACTATTCTATCCTGTAACTCCAAAACCGGCGCCTCCATAGCTATTCTGCTCTTAGAACGGAAAAGCATATCTTGATTAGAGTAAAATACAATTCGTCCAGGAGTGCTAACAGTAACGCCTTCCGAATCTATTCTAATCATAGTTATCTCATTTGAATTGGAATTAAATACTCTCATATCAATAACGCCTGACATATGAGCATTATTTTGTCCAGTAAATCTGGTGTCTTCGCTTGGTGTAGTTCCGCCAGAAGAAATTAAAATCTCACCGTCACAACTTAATGCAACACTTATATTGTTATTTAGGTCTCTTCCGACATTTCCTATGATTCCGCCCTGAGTGTCAAGCCAAACAGATTGTCTATCTATGGTGTTAGCGCCAATATTCACCTCTATAGATCCGTCAAAATTAATATTTCCAGATCTACCGCCAGCATTTTTGCCAAAAATAATATTATTACTAACTATATTTTGCACAAATGGTATTCTTCCTAAACCATAACTTGTCGTAGGTTGATATTCATTTGAAGATATTTGACTGCTCTGAAATGCTATACATGTATTAGAGATATCATGATATACCGTTCCATGCTTAAGGTGTTTAGATGATGATGAAAATCTATCTAATGGAGATACTATTCTTCCATTTTTATCAACAATATCTACAACTCCTTTAGCAAAACTATCTAACAACACATCTATATTGTCATCATTTGGAGAATAATCATTAGGATCTTTGGTTTGATCATTTGGATAAACTGTAGAATAATTTTCATATCTTGCCAGCAATCCAACATTTCCGTATTCAGATGAGGCGGGAACATTTAATTTGAACTGCCCTTCCTTATCTACATCGAAATAAAATCTACTTCTATCTCTTCCATAATTTTGAGTGGCAATTGATTGATTAGAGGCCTCTGGAGGAGATAGTAAATCTTTTCTTGCATTTAACTCGAAATGAAATGCAACACTTCGCCGTTCAGATCTTTTGATATTTAAATAAACATTACTACCATCATCAACATTGCTTGCAGTATCTTTAATTTTAGACAATGATAAATCATCGGTTTTGCCAATTGGAATAACATTTCTATTTAAATCAAGTATATTTCCGTATATGTCTACAACTGTCCCCTTAATAGTTTCCATTAAAAAATTAGGAGAAACTAAACTTAAACTTAATGCATCTGCCCGGCTATTTCTTCTCGTAATAGCACTTGATATGGTTATGTTTTTAGAGTCTTTGTATGAATTTAACTCTACATCATTAGATGAGACATTATAACTTTTAGCATATTCGAAGACTATTTCTCTTTTTTCTACCCTGCTGGGATTTTTAATATAGCTGCCCTCATTCGAGCTGCTATTTCTAACAACAGGATCCATACCAATTATTTTTAATGTATCTGTATATTTTAAATCAGTTTCTTTTAATGACCCAGCTTGGTATGCATTTGGTTTAACATCTCTAAAAATTATACCATCTATAGATCTTCCGCCTTCAGAAAATGAATAATTGTTTTTAAATGTATTTGCGGCAATAGATCTTTTTGTATCAAGAATTTTTTGGCTAACATCATCTCCGGCAAATATACCATCATTATAATCTAAATTAATATAATTATTTTTATTTCTTATATTTATAGTTCCACTTTTTAAATCAGGAACAGATGATGGCTTTAATGAACTTTGCGTTGATGGATCTTGCGGTAAATAGCTAACAATAAACCAAATATTTCCATCTCCCGGCGCCATCAATACAGGCGTTCCAGATTCAGGATATCCACCAATATAAGAGCCAGACTTTGTTCCCAAAAATGAAGCGGGCAATTGTGCTTGCACTCTTTTATAATTTTTAGGACCAAAGATAGATTGACCAAACTCTACATCAACGATACTTGTATCTGGATTAAATCCTACGATAGTCCCAGTACGAAGCGGTCCTTGCAACCTTTGAATGGTTATTTCTTCTGAATTTTTAAATTTAACCACTATTGCCTCGTATTATTTTTATTATTAAAGAATAACCAACAATCTACAACATAATTATATATCACATTATCTATATCAGATGAAGATAATGTATTAGAGTTTTGTGATTGCGACAAAAGCATCGTTCTTGCCTGAGCATAAGCCTCTTTTGATGGATATCTAAAATCAGCAGATGCACTTGTAGTTCCGACATTAATGCTTTTATTTTTTATATTCGTATCGACCGGAGTAATTATTATTTGTTGTTCAAATTCTTTTAGATATGTTAAGTTATTTTGTTTTGCCGTTGAGCTAAATAATGTATCCTCCAACTCATTTCCGCCTATTAGAAACTTCTTAATTTCTGTTGCTAAATTGGTGGCATAAGAAGATGCGGTGACAAAAGAAGTGGTAGAGCTATCATAAAAATATCTTAATTCCAGCGTTACCTCTGTATCTTTAGTAGATCCTGCTAATGCCGGTCTTGCAAGTTGTAATATATTTGCTAAAGTCTTACTATTATAAGTCAAGTCTCTAACCGCATCTGAATTAGTGAGAAGAGAGCCGTCATTCATATTTTGAGCATTACCAATTATAGCCCCTAGTGGTTGTTGATTATACACATCGCCTTGCCCATGACCATTATGAACCAAATTTGTTATGTCTTTATTTTTATATAATATTTTTCCGATTACATCAACTGCGGTCGGAATATATTCTCCCGGATTATGACCATAACATAGTGTTAGAGATGTAGTAAATGACGATCCATATGTAAAATTATGATTTACTGCCTCTACATAAAATAACATATCTAATTTCTTTACATAAACAACTTCTCCTGGCTGATAATACTCATTTCCAACAACAGTCATTGATGCTCTTAAAATATTCTTTCTTGATTGATTTAAAAGAGAGACTGCATATGGAGCAGATTGTGTTTCTGGATTATTTAAAAATGGAGCCGTAATTGTTTGAGGAGATCTTACTCCGTACATTCTCCACATATCATAATCCACTGCGGCGGCGGTAGTTATTCCATTCGCATTATCATCAAATGCAGAGACCCCATCTACATTATTCTGGCCTAACGCTAAATCTATTACTCCTGATACTTGTATTACCGTATGTTCAGGAGCCTTCTCGTTATATGTAAAACTTATAATATCATAATCTTCAATAACATATCTTTTCCCAGATCCAGGACCAAGATCATCATATGATTCATCTTCAATCATATATTTTAATGCTGCTGGAATATTTTTAGTATCGTAAAGATTTGGATATAGTAATTTATTACCTTCGTTATCTTTATTTTCTGCTAATGACGCTCCCTCTTTAGCATTTTTAATAGCATTTGAGGCAACTTTAATTAATCTCTGTCTTTCATTTAGTCTTTCGGCTATGTTTTGAGTAATATTTAATAAGTCAACACTACTTAACCCTGCGCCACTTAAATATTTAGTGCTATTGGAAAATAATTGTTTAATATCGATCTTTTGTCCGGTAGATATCATTAATCTATTGTTAATGGAATCAATAGTATTATATGCCGCATCTTCTGTAGTTGTTAGTTTTGGAGCATCACTATAAACCGGAGAAACCTTATAGTTATTATTTGAATCTTGTTGAATAACGAAGTTTCTATTAACTATATCTGATTGTGTCTTAAAATCAAAAAGTTGAGATATTGAATTTTGCGAAACCACTGCCCCTAATGCACGATTAAGTGTTGCGTTTTGTGCCTCTAATTTTCCTTGTTGAGATGCATTTTGAACATCAGGATCTTTTGAAATAAATAAATTATATAATCCCTCATAACCAGAAAGAATTTTTCCGGTTACTCTGCTCGATAAAAACTTAAATTTATTGCCACCAGAACCATACGATGCCGAGCTCTTATTAATAAAATCTTCAGCATCCTTATCGGTAGTCTTACCTATAGCTGCACAAAATATTCTAATTTCATCTTCTTTTGTTTCAACTAAAGATAATGCGTTATTTATTTGATTAACAAATAATTCTTCTAGAAATTGTGGATATAATTGTATTCCGTAATCGTTTTTTAATCTTAACATTCTATAAAAAACGCTACTTGGTATTCTATTATATTTTGGAGGTCTTACTTGAATATGGCCTTGAGTATCTATAAATACCTCAAGTTCTAATTTCATTGCTATATCTGGTATTTTATCGCCTGGAGTAGTGTACTCGCTTTTAAATAATTCTGGATTAACGAAATCATAAGTAAATGCCTGTATGTCATAATCCTTATCATATGAATCGTCAACAATAAATAAATTTGCGTCTTGATTGGCTCTTACTTTCCACGATAATCTTCTTGTCAAAAAATTAACTTTCTTTCTTATTTCATCGGCCTGTTCTTCGCTCAAATTATTTTTATCATCAGGGCCAACAGAAAAACTTTCATCATAATTATAAGAGATATCATTTCCAATAACAGAAAATGGTTTTTTGTTTCCTTTTGTAGAATTTCCGGTATCTAACTCTCTATTTATTGCCTCTATCTTATCATTTATTTGTTTGTCCAAATCTAAAATTTCAGCGGCTATTTTTTTAGCAGTGTCATCGAAATATTGTGTTTTTGCGCTTGATTGAAATGTTGCTATCTTATCAGCAAGATCTGCCCTTCTCTTATTTAAAACGGCAAGCTCACTATTTAAGTTGTTAGCCCTGATTTCTCCGGAAACCATTTTGGCAAATGTATTATTATCAACGGTTAATTTTTTAAATGGAATAAAATCACCATATATTAAATTTCTATATTTTAAATCTGACTGTAAAGATCTAAAATATGATGTAGAAGAATTTTTTCCGGTTATTGGATCTGGAGCATAATTATCTATTTTTGATGCGGCCTTATAGAAAGTTGCAAAATTATAAGGCTCTCCGCAAATAAGCAAAGACAAGGCATTCATTACATCTTGTCCTGCAAATGGATCTGCTGTTAGTGCGGGTGAAGCGGGAGAGATTTCATCGTTTGGTAAATTAGACTGCCCAAATAATGTGATGGCTCCTATCCCCTCTTTCCATTTATAAACAAAGCCATCGGGATCATAGAATACTCTTCTAACCGAATTATTTTTAATTCTATCTGCATCTTGTAAATAATTTTTTTCCGTTGGTCTTCTGCCAGAATATGGTCCATTTTTATATTTAATAAAGGTAGATTTTATGATTTCTTTATTTTCTGGCAATAGGTCTGGAACGCTATCTTTTTGAAAGCCGGTAACGCTATCAAATTGTATATCAAATGGAGTTAGCGGATCAAAAAGAGCCCCGTTAAATACATCTGCGGCCGGTTTAAAATTAACCACCCCCATATTGAAATATTTGGCTTGATTATTTATATTAACACTTATATTATATTTTCCGTTAGAATAACTTACGGATGAATCTCCAACAATTCCGGCAAATACATGTGTTCCGGAAGTGTCGTTAACTATTTGATTTCTAAATATCATCCATAACCAATTAGGAAAATCATTGCCAACTATAATGGATTTTTCGATAGATTGATTGGTGGCTACATTAAAAAAGTCTTTTATATCTTGAACGGTATTTGATGCGCTCTGCAAAAATCCATTTGCATTAAATGATGTTTGTAGTCCTCCGGTAATTTTTGAATCAAGCTGTCTTTTAGAATCAATATAAATATGGACAACATCCATTGGCTGAAAAATTAATTTATTACCATAATGTAATCTTAATTTTTTTCTTGCATATTCTATTTTTGGATCTTGGTTATAATTCTTATATTCCTTTCTTGCATTTTGTTGTTCCTGCATTAAATTAAAATATTGAGACGCTATTTGCTCAAATATTTGTACTTCTTCCGGAGTCAAACCGTTAATACCGAGAACCCCATTAATTAAATCTTTTGGGTCTAAACTTAATGCTGTGGACGCACTTGTTGCATTAGAAGTAATTCCGATAACACTATTTACTGCATTGGAATAATTTGATTGGCTTTCGATAGTTCCAAGAGGAGAGTAATTAAAATTAATTTCATCTCCAGAATAATCTATAATGGCCCTCAATCTTTTACCAAGAAAAGTATCTGGATTGGCAATAAATCTAATTGGATTTGCCCCTCTGTTTGCTCTTATTTGATTTAATTTGGTAGTACTATCGCTAATTGTTTGATTTAATGCCTGTATGCCGAGTTGATAAAAAGAGCTATTATAATTTACATTCTGTGCATCTGATAAAGCCTTATCTATATCCAAATTAGTAATTAGCATTATATTGTATGGATCTTCTACATTTAAGGAAGCGCCACCATCATTAAATCTAATTGTTGTGGTTGTTGATATTCCAGTAATCGAAGTTAATTCTATAACGCCAGATCCTTCTCCAAAATCTGTTTTAAAGATACTATCAAGATCCACTATCCACGATGTATAATTGGTGTCCCGGTTTAGAGTTAAAATTTCTCTTACCTTATCTACTGTTTTTTTAAATCCAGATAATGATTGCTGCAACGGTGTACTTAATGAACCGGATAAAGAATCCAGCGCATCGGTAGACGCAAACAAAATTGGTAAAAGGTGATAATCTATTCTTCCATATTCCTTTGAGATTGATTCTATTTTAGATAGTCTTTCAAAGGCAGCTATTTGTTTACATTTATTTTGAAATAATATTTTAGTTGCTTTTAAAAATAAAGTATCCTGCTCGCTTACTAAATCTCTTCTAAAGTTTTCTGCTAAGGACGAGAAAGCTCTTTTTTTGATTAAAACCGTTATATCGGGCTCTTGCATCAAAACTTCAAGATTTTTAGCCTGCTGATTATAAAGATCCGGACGATAGAAACCATCTTCTACCCATTTTCTTTCTGCTGATTGATCTATATTTTTTGCAAAATCCCCAAGCTTTCCATATTTTTGAGCGGTTCCATCTCTAACAATATCTAAATTAGAAAGTTTATTCTCTCCTAATCCAAATTGCTGTTCTAACTGGGATCCTAAATTATCAAAAAAAGCCATTAACTTACCTTAATATGTTGTGGTGCCATCAAATGTATAAGGAATTCCTCCTTGACCATTATTGCTAGGACCAGATGTTGCGCTGTGTTGCCATGGAAGAGAATTTGTTCGATATCCTCTGCGTTGGGTTACGACAAAATCTATATCATAATTAAATATACCCAACCTATCGGCCGATTCATTAAAACCGAATGATTTAAAATATCCTCTAAAAACCCATCCAGAATAATACATTTCCACAGTAAAGGCCATAGAAGCTAATGTCGGTATATTTCTTGGTAGAATACTTTGAGAAATTGGATTTAAATCAAATAATCCATTTGTTAAAGAACCAACAGTATTTCCCAATAAATTAGTTGATAAATCCGATAACCCAGACACCGAATTATTTGAAGCGATAGTTAAACCAATCGAATCAAAAACATATTGTTCGGATCTATAAACCTCATATAAGACATTTATTCCTTCTACTCCAGAACTTCCGGTATGTCCAGATAATCTAATGGTAGGTAATGTTTCTCCCCAATATTGTAATGAATATCCTCCCTTTGTTCTCTCTTGTGAAATAACCTTCTCAAAGGAATAATTGATTGATTGTGGATTTATATACATTGATACTGTCCCAACTTCTGGAACAAAAAAATGAACCATATTTCTTTGTTGGGAAAAATTTCTTATATTGTATGGAACATTGCTTGATGGCAAACCATTATTATCAGCGGACGGTACCGGTGGAGCAGAAAATCCACTATTTGAGGATGCATTTTGTGATTCAAGAGTATATCTATCTAAAGAGCTTACTCCTGATATTGCATTACTAATTTGACTTGTTGGATCGTTAGTTAAGCTCATAATGTCTCGCTATTTTTGAAACTCTACTTCATATGTATTAGATGTCACCCCGCCAGTTCCTACGGCCCTGCTTGCCCCCTTAGCGGTACTTACATTTACAGCCAAACCGTCTTGTATCTTAATATCCAGGGTTATTTTTTGTGAAGCCGCGGTTCTTTCTTGCCCCTCTTTGAGGCTTACCTTATCTCTTGTTTCTTGTGTAGCCTTATTTATAATAGAAGATCCCTCTTGAATTATTTTTGCAAAACTTTGCGCGGCAGAACTAATTTCTTTAAACGCAGAGGCGGTTATTTTTGAACCATCAGATAGCGTTTTTATATTAGCCTCTAACATACTTAAACTTAAATCTTTTCTATCAGAAGACCTTTTATTTATTTCTCTAGATATCATTGCAGTTTGTCCAGCGTATCTTGATTGAGCATCTATCATTGCCCCTCTGCTCTCAATACCACCAGAACCTGCAATTTTTTCAAATAACTGCAAATTTTTCTTATCTCCTTCGCGCGCCTGTTGAGTCAATACATTATCAATATGCTGTAAATAATTTGCTTGTTTTAAAAGTATCTCATTGCCTCTTTCGGCGGTATTTTTAACAGCATCTTGTCCGCTTATAATATCTTCTCCACCAATGCCGCTTTTCATAGCTTCTAGTAATCTTGTAGCCTTTTCAGGATCTTCTATTTTTGGACCAAGGACGCCGCTCTGTAGTAATGCCCTCTGCCTATAGAATTGCGCAGCTGCCTCTGGACTTGATGCTGCCTCTGCCTGCGTATATATCCTTCCACCAAACTGTTGTCTTAAGGTCCTTTGAGTCATGGCTAAAACTTCATCGGCCTTACCCTCTCTTAACATCTGCTCAATTCTAAACATGCCTTGTAAGCCACCGGGACCTCCACTTCTTGCAGAAACTACCGCCTTTGTTCCAGTAGATAATCGATTTAATCCCGATACCAGATCATTTGTTATAGAGACTGATTCTTTTGTTGTAAGACCAGTTTGGCGTAATGCTCCAACATAATTATTTAATATTCTTGTTGCAGATTCAGTATTATCACCGACATCCTTAAAAGTTTCTGCGGTATTGCTTAGAAAATCTTCCATATCAGACAATCTAACACCAAACTTATTAGATGATTCTGACATTAGAGAAATGATTTGCTCTCCCTTTTCTATGCTATCAGTCACTTCTCCTTGAGCATTTCCTAATTTTTCATATGCGGTTTGTAATATTTTTGTAGTATCGGCATTACTGATTTGTGCGCCGGCAGATATTCTTAATATTGATGTTAATCTATCAAGATGTTCTCCATTCTTTCCTATTTGTAATGTACTATCTTCAAAAACACCGGGAATATTAGATGCTGATGACAAAAAATCTCTAACAGCAGAATCGGCCATATTATTAGCCTCAGCTGCAACGGTAATCTTATCTCCATAGACGCCAATTAAATCATTTAGTCCTTCTAGTTGTGGTCCTGATTTTCCTAATATATCGGTAAGTTTTCCGGTAGCAGAAGCCATACCCAGAACAAACTGTTGGGCCTCTCGCATTCTGTTTGCAGAATCAATAAATCCAGAAAAAGCCTTGGTTCCAATATCAAGATGCAAATCAGCGAAGGCATTTTTTAGTTTATCAGGAATTAATTGTCCGGCCATTTCAGAGACTTCAAGTAGTCTTTTCGTTTGATCTGTAATAGATGTAATTGCTCGTCCTCCACTTTTTTCAAGACCGGCAAAAGGATCTATTTTGCTAAATGTTGAATATACTCTATTTAATGTTTCAAAGGATCTTATTGCCTGATTAGAAAAATCAGTAGTAGATGCCGTCATATTTTTCATTGAGTTAATATATTCATTGGCATAGTTAGTATATGAAGACATCATACCAGATATGCTATCTCCTAATTTACTTACGCTATTTGTAAGATCATCGGTATTTAATTTTGCTTTTACAAACGCTTGCAGTAGATTTTCTATACTATCGGCCATATTACGCTCTTATTAACTTTTTTTTCTTTTTCTTGCGTTTAGATTGTTCTTTTTTTTCTTCCATATTATTATGCTCAAAAATTAAGCGAGATGTTTCTTCAAAATCTTCTTCTGTAGATTCGAAGTGCTTACTACCAGATCCAAGTATCTTGCTAACCGCTTCCGGATTAATAAACGAACCAATCAAATATCCGTGATTTTTTAAAATATCAATTTTCTCTGACTGGTCTTCTATCCAATGACTAAACATTAGAAATTTAAGATTTGGATCCATCTCTTCAAATTCAGGATCATCTGGAAATTTTTTATATGTTTTGCTTAAAAACCATAAAAATCTCTGTGATGGATCCTTAACTATTTTTTTATATCTTCAATTACCTCCTTAACCTCTTGACTTGTTTTTGGAGTATATTTGTCTCTTACTTCATTTCTTAAATTATTAAACTCTACATATAATTTATCGACAACTGATTCTTCTAATTCATCAATAAAATATAATCTGGTGGATAAATCTGAACTTCCAAGAACAAGAGCAATGTCAGCATCATCAATTCTAAACAATGACCTTGCTAAGAACTGCCTTCTTGTTTCATACATCGCTTCCATATCATTTTTAGAAGCTCCTATTGACTCCATCATTGCTTCTTTTGTTTCTTTATTTTTTAAAGTTCTTAAAGAAAATTTATGACCATCTAAATCTACATCTTTTGTTAGACTTCCGGTTCCTGTTATAATTTCAACTCTTTTTTTGGCATAATCGCTAATCATACTATTAGACTCAAGTTGCTCTTTTCTCATTCTGTGATATTCTTCTATTTCCTTTTGAGACAATGATCGCTCTCCCTGTTGAATAAAATTTTGAACAGGAGGGGGTTGAGTTTGAGGCGCATTTGGTTGTGGCGGCCTATTTTGAGGTTGCGCTAATGTCGGGTCCTCAACAACAAATGTTCGCTGTTGATTACCAATGGCAAAATTTCTTCGTGCTATAGGATCATTAATAGACATAAAAACTCCAGATAAATTACTAGGTTACACCTATACTATATCCGAAGTTTTTAAAATATTGCAGAGAAAATACTAATTAGAAATTTGCGAAAACAGCATTAATTAAACCAGGAGCGTCTAACGAACCTCTACGCTGTCCTCTATCTGCTTGCTGCTCAATTCCTAGAGTATCTGTTTGAAGAACTAGGTTTCTAGCACCACCAACTGCAGCGCTGGCGCCATTAATTGAGCTAGAAATGGCTTCTGCTTGCCACTGCATTGTATCGGCTATGATGAAGTTTTCCGATCTATAATCATATGATATATTAGAAATCCATACATTTTTAATCGTAGTGACAATCATGCTATTGCCATCGCCATTCCATTTGTCATAAATATCTATATCAAAAGGAATGCGTTGAGCATGTGCGTGTAAAAATCCTCTAGAAAATGCCTCTGAAACGCGAAGTCTATCAAAACGAATTCTGTTGCACGATCCGGTTATATTTGTACTTCTTTGTGGGGCGGAATCAATATGACCATCTGTGCCGACTTCATCTATCATTATAATTGATCTTTCTTCGGTTACACTTAAGCTTTGAACCGCACCTACTGCGTTAGGTCCAACTCTAATTACTATGTTAGTAGATAGTGCTGTGCCGGTTCTATTAGATCCATTTGGATTTTCTATAATCGATCCGGTTTGTGGTGTTAAAAGAGCCATGATGAAATCTCCAGAAAAGTCTACTTACATATATTATATAACAAAAGTTTTTAAAAAATAACCATATATTATATTATTTGATTATATTTGTCCTATTCCAACCCTTATGTAAATCCAGTTTATTGGATAAGTCGGCTGAACTCTAACACTAATATCCCACTGTCTTGGATCTACCGAATCTCTACTAACAACTAAGTCAGCCCAGTCAGTTATTAGTTTTTGAGACACGAATCCATTTAATAGTGCCTTTGCTCTTGTAGTAAGAACAGAAATGGTGTCTATATCTTCTGGCAAACCAACATATCCGGCAAATCCAGCACGAAGGGACTTAGCTACACGATCTCTAATGAAAACAATAGAGATTTCCTGTTCTTCCGGATAACCACTTTGAGTTGTAGTTAGGCCCCAGACAACCTTTCCTCCGCCACTGACCGGCTGAAGAACACAAACTCCGGCATTTGCTAGATTGGTCAAAACAGTATTTGAGAAGGTTTTATTTTTAAGTATAGTAAATCCAGATAGGACCTTGTTAGTTAGCGGCATTGAAATGTTCGATGTCGCCGAGCAATAACCAGCTGCTGCTGCCGCCAAATAGAAACCATCAATAATCTGATTGTCTCCACCGACTTCAACCACGATCTGATCAGGATAGAAGTAAACACAACGATATGTATTACCATAAGCATTTGGTACAGAGTAATTCGCGAGGTCTTCAGTCTTTCCTGCAAGAATATCGCTAACTGTAGCTCCTTGAATTCCTTCAAGTATACCTATGTTTTCAACAGCTGCTAATTTAGCTCCGGTTAGATTATCCGGAGTAAGACCGTTGATTGCTCCTATAAACAACACTCTTTCTTTACGATTAAGTGTATTGCTCATAGTAATGCAGTGGTTTAGTGAATTTTCAAACACAGCTGAGATTGTTGAGCTTGGTAGAGGTACCAATATATCAAGTTCAAAGGCCTCAAGAGTGCTTAATGCAGTAAGCCATCCAGCATCATAGAAGGAGAAGTCTCTTGAATCAACGATTGTAACTCTAACGCTATATCCATTTGGAACAACATTTTGATTTACAACAACATAGTTGCTTGTATTAGTTGGGTCTAAAACTTCAAATTTTAGATTTGATTCACTAACAAATGATTTGGCTATTGTTAATGTATTTGTACCACTGTTATATCCAGTAATGTCAAATAGGCCTAAGTTTGTAGCTGTAGTTGAAGCGGTAATCTTGAGCTTTAATCCAAGCAAACCAAGACCAGCGAAGCTATTGAAGTTAACGGCAACGCTATGTAATGTTCCGGTACTTGTGGATGGTATAGAAACCAAAGTACCATCTGTTCCTGAACTTCCGCCAACAGTTAAGCCAGTAACCGGATTAATTAATTGAAAGCTACAAGCAGCATCGTTTACATATGCCGAGAACGGAGGAGAACCGGTAGCAGAAATGTTTAACATTCCATTGCTAACGCCCACAATCGAGAATGTTCCTATATTGGCAAGATTATTTGAATCTATAATCTTAACTTGTTTACCAACATACGAAAGCCCGAAGGTTGCGGTTCCAGTGCTAAGCGTAGCGAGAGTTTGTGAGGTTAGGTTTCTGTTTAGATAACCATCAGTTGCAAAATTTAATGTAGCAGAGCTGGAGGTTACGGTATATGAATAGTTATATCCTGAAGGAGGATTAACCGCACTAAATATGAACTGACTTGATGTTGGATTGCCTGCTGTATCAAGAGTATAGAAAGAATACTTATTGGGAAGTATTTGTGTTTCAACTCCAGTAGCAGGATTGGTAACAAAGAAGTGTATGTCAGATGTTAGATTAGGTGTCACTCCATATGGTAATGGAAGCTTATAATCATCTGGATTTGTTGATAAAGAATTGAATGTACTTTCTAATACATATGATGTTCTACGCGGTAATGGCGGAGCGGCTTGCATTGCCAAAACTCCAGGAGTACCATTATCAAATGCTAATTGTGCACCGAGAGAAAGTCTATTTGTAAGACTAACTGATCCGTGTTTGGCTGTTAATGAAGCCATATCGGTAAAGAAAGTAGGATCATTAATGTCGGCAACTGAGATATAAGTGGCTGTTAGTGTATCGTTTTTAACCAACACTCCGCCTTTAACCTGAATTGTAAAGTAATCGCCCTCTCTAAATACAGAAACTGCATTACCACCGACAGTTGTTTCTGTAATATTAAAGCTTAGTATTCCGTTATTTACCTCTTGGCCGTTTGCTATCCAGGTAATTACATTTCCATTTGCATCTAAAACATTTCCTGAAACCGAACCAAAAGCTATAAACTTTGCTGTACCCGCTATTGGTTGATTAAGATTGTTTCTCAGTACAGAAATGCACTTAATTGTCCATGTTTCTGTTGGAGCATTGGTATCTATGAGTTTAATTCCGGACCCACCGTAACCATCGACAACTCCAACACCAACGTTTGTCGATCCTGTAGAATAATATGTTCCGCCTTGGTCAACTAATTGTGACGCCTGAAGTTGAATTCTTCCTGTACTTATATCTATTCTATAATCATAAACAAAGCTAAATGGATTATTATCTATGCTTGCCTCTAATCCAACTAGCGGAAGGCCATTTTTATACAGTGTGGTTCTATTTGAGATAACTGGAGCATATGTTAGCGTAAAGTGTCTGCCATCGCTGCCACTGGTTGATGTATATGAAGAATTAAAACCATCATTTCCTCCACCGTTAGCAGAAGAAACAATTACTTCGCTTCTTAATCCCTCTCCAACTATACATGAAACTCTAATTCCCGAGTTTATTGCCACGCCCCGACTCTGGGTTACGACATCTGTAAAAACTCCAGGAAGTGCGCCAGGTGCTCCGGGTATATTACTCATACTAATCCTCTATATTGAAAAAGTCTATTATTAGTGTAAAACATCGTATTTTCTACTTCTTCTTTATAAATGCCATATTATACCACTATCAAGCCTTTTAAAAGTTTTATTTTTAATTATATGTTGGATAGAATTTCAGATAATGTTTCGGTTATATCTATCCTCATATTGGGTGCTGCCGGAGAACTTTCTGGATTAACTCTACCGATATCTACGGCAAATTTTATGGTATCTATTACATTTGATATTGGAATTTCTCTACGCCACTCGGATCTAATTTGTAGGGTCACCGTCTGCTTAAATAACATGTCGGTTCTGTCTGGAACTTCTGTTGGAGATCCGGCCGAAACATTTTTTATTAAAATTCCAGATTTTATTAAATCATTTACTGCGAAATCAGTAAACAATATAGATGTTGCGTCAACAAGATCGTCTCTCGAACGCAAGTCTCTTGTAGAAATATCTATATTGATGCTACCCTCCCACGCGCCAGCAAAAATAAAACTCGCCGGATATTTATAGGATAGCGTATTACCACATCCATCCGAGAAAGTCATGTACTCCCACTGGACCGATCCTGTCTCTCTGTTCATTGATATAGGAACTGAATTAGAACCTCCAGATCTAACTATAATGGCCGGATAATAAATAACATCATATCTATAACTTTCTCCTATAAACACTCGGGTAGTTGTATTATCATGAAAACCGGAGTCTCTTGGCAAATCAGTATGATCTGGAGTTTGCGGGAATCCAAAATTATCAGTAGCAAAATGATAGTAAGAGTCTTTTGAATAATAATCTCTTAATGTAGCTATAATAATTTCTTTTGGATACAAAATCATCGAATTTTGTACCAAGTTATACAGAGATGGTAAATCACTTCTCCAGATATTATTAGTGGTCATATCACCACCTATATTTAATTATAAGAGGAGATTGCTCAACTTGAACCTGAGAAGAGGCAGCAGTCCAAACATCGTATAATATTCTAACAAATATCTTATTATTTTCTGAAGAACAATAGTTAAAAGAAGAGGTATCAATCGAAAGGAATGTTGTATGACCCAATGCAGCGGTCAAATCAGATGGACTCGCTATGCTTAAAATATTTGATGTTCGCTGTGTTGCAATTAATGCTCCATAATCGGCAATACTTACATGATAGTATACATCTGCTATAGATTGCGATAATGTACTTAGGGTATAATTTGTATTTATGGTCTCAAACAGATCGCACTTAAAAGTACTTGTGCTGGTAGTATCAATTCCGTTATTTGAAAACGCTATACCAAGAACCGAGTTTAATACCTTGGTTCCAGCAGGTAAATAATCAGATATATTAACTAAATACATAGTTGCGGCCTCTTCTTTAGCTCCGCCACTATTAGTAAAAGTTAATGCAGAATATATATTAATTGGTGTTGATACGGAGAACAACACATTGGATATTTGTATATCTGCTCCACTATATAAGTTAGTGTAATTAGGACCAAGAGGAATGGTTAGATATCCTGTTTGATTTTTATTATTATTGTAAAGCGTTCCTTGCGATAAATTTGAACATATCGTTTCGTTTGTACCATCTACTGTTGGCTGATCAAAAATATTATTTGTTATAATATGATCAGTAGTAGATAACGAGGCATCTGCAATATATGCTCCTATAACAGAATTGGCTCTATAGAAAGTATTATTAACTATAACATTAGATGCCGACTCATCTCCTAACTTAATCATGACGGCGGTTCCAGAACTATTTATACCACCAATTGTATTTGCCTGTATTGTAGCCTCTGAGGAAGCATTTATGCACTGATCATAATAGTACATAGTTCCACTTGTATCACTACCAGATGTAATGATGTTTCCAGTGATAAGAGTATTTCCGAGTGTTAGGGTATTACTCATTTATGTACCTACCGTTCTATGAGAGATGATCGCTGTATTATATCCACCGGCACTATATTGATAATAGCTGCTAAGATAGGCTGGATTATAGGCAGTTAATTTATTATTTTTAAGAACTATTGTTGGAGAGACATTTCTTAAATTCGGTATATTTGGAACTCTAATGCCATACTGTATCCAGTGTGCAGAGTTATTTTCTATAATTGTATTAGCGCTAAATAGACCAGTATTTAATGCCTCTCCAGATATTGTTGTTATGCTACTTGTTGTCACAGAACCGGTATGAGTTCCGGTGAATATTAGCTTGCAATTATTATTTGCTATTAACATTGAAGATTCTTTATTATCATTGAATGTTGAGTTAGCAACTGTAGAAATTCCACCTCTTCTGGTTAAGAAGTTAATGGATCCGCAAATATTATTGGTAATCTTAACATTTATTGGATTAATTGCATCTACAATCTTACCAAGTCCGGCAGAATAATATCCGGCTACTGCTATCATATTATTTTTATTAGTAATATTTCCGTCTATCACACAATTTATTAATCTCGCAGAACTTGTTGAGGACGGAGAAGTGGACGGTCCGACAAATGCAATTACTGCCGAATAATCTTCTGTAGGACCTATTGGGGGCAAAGATATATTAAATATGTTGTCCTTTATAACAACATTTTGAACCTGGCATGTGTTTGTTTGCAAATTAAAGGCCATAAATGCATATTTGTTGAGAATATTAGATGATGTAAATGTACAGTTTTTAATTGTTATATTTTGATTTCCATTTACAGCATCTGCCAAACAATGAATGCATCCATTAGCATAATTAATTAAACTTGCAGATGAATATGACGGATCCGATGTTGCGTCATAATTATAGGTAAAGTTAATTCCATCGAATTCAACATTATTTCTTATTTCAAAACCAGTTGCAACACTTACATTGAATCCGCCATAATCTCCTATAAAGGAAACTTTGTTGGAGTAATTGAGAGTTTCTGTTGAAGTTATGTTGGTAATGCCTTTTACTAAAACCCTATTTCCTATAGAATTAGTTGAACCAGAAACATAGTTATTCAACAGATTTAAATATGTGTTTAGTGTATCGAAGCTTCTAAAACTTCCATTAGGTCCGAGAACAAATGGATTATTTAACCCACCATAACCATTAGCAACATATCTTCTTAAATCATATGTTCTAATAGAATTAACTACATATTTACCGCTGACCTGAGCTACAATCGATGTAATCATATAAAGAGGCAATAAGTCTTTATATGATGTCATGATTTTCGCTAAATATCCAGATCTAACCGCATATGGAGAGGGAGATATGGCATTTGGATTTTGAACATAGAATACTCGATTTTGATCTAATGAACCATAGAATGCCGAGAGCGTTGGCAGATAGTCAGCATTTGCCACAAGCTCTATTTTACCCTTATCATTTAAACAAACAAACCAATTTATAGTATTTGTTGTTGTAGAGAATGATGGATATAGTGTTTCTTGAACCGCCGGAAGTATTGAGATAGTTTCATTACTATTTACAACCTTACCGTTTATTAAGGCGGTTCCTCCTGTTAAGAATATTTGATTTAATGGTGCCCCGCTTGGAGTTTGTACATCAAATCCAACAACAAGACCGTTTTCTCTGGTTAATCTATTTGCTGAGTTAATAAAATCTATTGCAGAAGTAGATAATTGTTTCTCGCTGGTATTCCCAAACTGTCTTCCATCTCTTATATGATCTACTGATTTCGAACTATCATTTACTTGACAGCTTCCGAAAAAGATCTTTTCTTCATTTAGAGCCAAAGACGGGAAGAGCTGTATATCTATTCCTCTATTAACAAAAGAGCTAATACTATCAGAGAAATCAAAAACAACATCAATATAATCGACATTAGATTCATCGTAGAATCTTGTTATCTCGCCCTTTTTGCCAGTTACAGTAGTTCCAAAATGAGAATAAGTAGAACCATCGTATTTGCAAAGATATCCAGTAAATACACCGCTGGCCCCATCATAACTTGTTAAGAATAGGTGTATCTTACTATAAACTAAAGACTTATATCCTCTTAATTTTGGAGATACTTCATATATGTTAACATAAGACATTTCTGAAGTACTATAGAGTATAAAACCATTAGTAGCATCAACTGTTAAATTTGATCCGCTAAGATTTAATCTGGCTCTTTCATGCGAGAATACTCTTCCGTATTGATTGCCTAATATCTCGAAATATCTCTTAAACGAAGCAGATATACTTGGATCCGAAACATTTTCTGCATCAAACGCAACAGAATCATCATTGAAATATATTAATACCTGAGTTCCTAATGGAGATACTGGGGCGGGAGATATTCCTACACCCGCCACAGCATCATAAACGGTGATTAAAGTAGTTGGAGATGGCCCAGGACAGTTATTAAATACCACATTATCAATTATAAATCTACCATAATCGTTTTGATTATATCCAGAACTACCAACTGGAATTGCCGGCTGAACAACTAATGTCTTACCAACTTTTAGTGATGAAGTTGAAAGATCTAGATTTACAGTATAAGTTGTTTCTATTCTGCTTCCAAAAGATTGTTGATTTGTTATTGAGGCTATCCAATAACCATCTCCATATCCATCTAAAATCGTAAATACTTCCTGATTAAATCTTTCTCTTTCAGCACCATTGACATAATAATATTTTCTTTTTAACGGTGCAAAAAATAGAGTAGGAACCTGGGCTGCTATTGGATTAGTATATGAAGACGAGTAGGGAGGAGATGCAATTACAGCTCCATTTAATCCAAATCCAAGAGGATCTATATTGTTATAGTTATCTACAATGTTATTAGGATAGCTTAATAATGAGCTGCTGTCATATGAACCGGTAGAATTAACCACGCCGCTTATAATTGAGAAACTGGCATCATTGTAGGGATCGGCTAACATAATGCCAAATTCTCCCTTATATGAGAATGCCATAAATCTATAGTTATATCCTGGCTGTCTAAATGCCTTATTTGTTGCCGCGATTAGTGAATCAAGTGTATATTGTCCAGGAGTAATTCCTTGGTTTCCAGTGATATCAATTGGAGGCAGTGCTACAGCAGCATCTAATGGATTTCCGGTAGGATAAAACATTAGATATAAATTATAGTGAGTAGAATCTATTTGATCTGGACTAAACCCTAATCCAAGAGCACTTGCGCTTCTGGGCTGTCCTGCAATGAGAGTGTCTTGTACGCCAAAAAAATTATGGGCAACTCCTAATGCAAGTTCACCATATTTATTTTCATTATAGAAGGTCTTATATATACTTGCTGTGGCGGTACTTGAAGAATAAATATTTTTACCATTTATTCTCACTTCATATGTTCTGGAGCTTCCATTTATTATTGCTCTTGTGCCATCAATAGTGAACGAAACTTGTGGGGTTCCATTATTATAATTTATTACTATAATATCTCCAGGTTTCACCAAGGCAAACTGTGCATCAAATACACTGTTGCTTAAGACAGATGACGGTGGATTGAATAAAATTATATCATCCCCGTGAGAAATATCATCTACTGGATTATTACTTCCAGAGAAAAGCAAATAAGCCGTGCATGGAGTTGGAGATACTATTTGTTGTCCGCCTATATCACTCCATAAAACAGATGATCTTGAAGATCTTGATATACCGTTAGAAAATAAAGTCTGTGTTCTTCCGCCTAATAATAGAAGACTTGAATTATCTACGAAATTAGCAAATTGTTGGGCATCATTAATAGTTGTTGGAATTGTTGAAAATCTCGATGTATCTATAAATACACCGGCTGCCATGTGGGCGTAGTTAATAGGGGGTATTGTTCCACCCGAAGTTACGGTTATATTTTGTGTTCCGTCTGATTTTTCATGAACAACCAAATCATCATTAATATCTTTAACTAAAGTATCTGCATTAAAAATATTTCTTGAAACAACAGATGTGCCTGATGTTGGTAAGTTAGCTATTGGTGCATTTTTATAGGCGCCAGGAGGATTATCAACATCGATATGACTTAATTTATGTCTATAATTAGTTCCAGCAATATGTGGCTCTACCTTGACTCCGGTAACCGATAACCAATTATCTAATACTTGTACGCTGCTGTTTAAAAGATCGATTAAATTCTTTAAATATTGTGTAGTATAATTTAGTTTAATCTTGCTTTCTTGAATTTGAGCATTTGCCGAGATCTGAAAGTCAAAAATTGGAAGTGATACAAGTCCAGCGGCAGTTAAAGCAGATGCCTTTAAGCTTCCATCAGCATTTATTGATACATTTAACCTCGACGCTATTGAGGCAGTAGAGCCATTTGCCACCAAACCTATATTATTCTCTATTGCAAATATAGCAGAACGAAGTTGATTTATCGCAGTTCCACCTATTTCTGTAATATTGTCAAAAACAGGATATAGTGTTGTATCGTCATCTATATTTGTTGGAAAATTAGTCATTCTCTTCCTTGGAAGGCATCTTTTTATTTACATATTAATGCGTTTTTATCGCTATTAAGGATTTGGAGGAGACGGAGGATGTAATGGAGCCGGCCGTTCATCATTATCGCAATCATCTTTTGTTCCTATTCTCAAATTAATTGCAGTCTTTATAAAACGATAAATTTGAGATCCGAGTAATCCACCGGCAAAACCAAATATAACCCGAGAAGACAGGGCGCTGCCAACTCCAGTAGGATATGGATATAATTTTGCAAAAACCCCAACAGTAGCGCCTAATAGAATTGGCATAATGGGCATAATCAAATCATTCCAAGCTTTTGAGTTATATAGTTTTGGAGAAAAATATTCTACCACTACTCTCAAAACATAAGTGACACCAGAAATCATTAAACAAAAGAAGATAAATTCCGTGCTCAGTAAAGCAGATAATGCGTTATCCATCTTGCACCTCTTAAGATATGCAAATATATGCTCAAGATAAGCTAATTTATGAGCGAATATTAATTCGTAAACCAGTCTGTTCCATTACACCTAACTTCATATACTTTATATTGAGTTAATGTAAGATTAGAAGAGGCTCCATTGATATGTTCAGACCCATATCTGGCCAAGGTAGCAGCCGCTGAAGTTGCCCAAATCTCTAACACTCTTCCGGCATTATTTAGTGGATTGGGAAGGGTCACAGTAACGCCGGAGGTAACCTGAATTTGTTTATCAAGTTGAGGCCCACTATCTATAGAATAGCTTGTTGAAACGCTCTTAAATGAATCAAATTGTCCACCAAGTACACTAATTTTACCATTAAATACCGCGTTTCTATTTAAAACGGTACCAGTAGTAGTATCGATAGAATAACCGGTTCCATTGGCATAAACTACCGGCTGATTTGGATAGTCATGACATCCAATACGATAAATATATGTATCGCCAAGCTGTGCATCGAGGGCACCAGGAACAAGCAATAATGTCAATGAACCCGTATAACTGGTAATTGGAACTCGATATTCATATTCTTCCCAGGTAGAATGCAGTTTTATATTTGTAGATTCTTTAGCATATCCGGCAGAATCTATTACCAATAACATCATACTGGTTGCGGACCCTGATTTTGCCCAAAATCTAAAATATAATACATTTCCAACGCTTGTTAAATCTATAGTAGTATAAATACCCTCATTGATTGTTGTATATGGATAGGAGGTAAATACTGAATTTGTGCCACTTCTTGCTAATTTACAGGCCGCAGTTCCACCGAAAGGATCTGATTGTCCAGTAGTTACGGTAATTCCCGCATTACTCCAACTATTAAATGCATCGCTATATGGAAGTCTATTTTGAATTTGTCTGCTTTCATTTTTTAGAGAGTTGCTAGAAATACTTCTAAGTGGGCTTGTCGTTTCTGACTCGACTCTTTGAAAAGAATTTCCGGCGCCACTGGTAAAATCATAGCATCTAAATCCTATTGGTCCAAATAATCTATTGTCTCTCCATATATTTTGACCGGAACCATCTCTAGCATCTGCCGTATTTACGAAAGAATCATCAACAGCATATCCATAATTATAGAAATAATTTCCCTCAATAATACTATTAGCTATTCCGCTTTTTAGACTTATAGCTGAATTTGACAAAACCCCTATGTATCCACCGAGATTGCTTTGTGATACAGAAGATCCGCTATCTGCCCAGCTAACAGTTTGGGTAATTCCTGGAGCGCCAACTGCAGTCACAACGTGCTCTCCGCAGAAAGTTCCGTTTGATACCTGAACTATTACTATTTTATCTCCGGCCTGAAGACCATGACCGGCAGTACTATTACATTGAACTGTAGCCGTAGCTGTACCAGCACTTCTTCCTATACTATTTAACTGTAATAATGCTGGTCCAAAAAATTCATTATTCTTTATTACTATTCTGTTAGCAAGATTAGAGGGAGACGAAACATTATATACCTGAATTCTATTTCTAGAGGAATTCAACCAATATTCTCTTTCTCCTCCAAATTTACAGTTTTCTATATATGTCCATCCGGTTGACAAATTAGATGTGGCAGAAATTAATAAATCTGGATATGCATCATTAACGCTTCCATAAAATTCACATCTATCAAACATTAAATGATGAGGGCCGTTTAATGTAATACCCGGAGCCGAAGAACTTCCTTCTATACTGCAATGTGAAAAAATAGTTTCTGTATTAGAGCCTATAGTTGCTATACTATAACAAGAAACAAATTGAGTATCATCTATTTTAGAGTAAAAAAAGCTATTAGGCAATACTATACAAATTCCCGCAGATTCAAAGAACGAACAATTATGAATTCTAAAAAGACCGCCAGAAAATGTCGATACAGTTGAACAATCTATGACATTTGAACCCGAATTAAAACCACATGAATCTATAGTAACATAAGGCTCACCTTCTGGAGCTGAGCTAAACCAACCATCAATTAACTTAATAGCTGTTTTTGCCGTATCTGGAGAAAATCCACAGCTATAAAAATCATTTCCAACAATTTTTAGATTTTTAGTTGTAGAAATTATATAATTAATACCACTACCCACAGAAGACAATTTGGCATGATCTAAAATCATATGAACTGGTTTTGTAAATGCCAGTGAAGAAGAAATATAATATGTACCCGGAGGAACATACATAGTTCCGCCTGAAGAAGATAGTGCTAAATAGGCCGAATTAAAAGCACTGGTATCATTTGCGACACCATTACCAACTGCACCATAATCTTTAACATTGACATATACCAATGAAGGCATCGATGATATTACATGGCTGGCTGCATTTAAAAAATCATAAACTGTAGTGTAGCTAATACCAGAAATTTGTAATGACGGAATAATATCTATAGAGCTGGCATTATGTCTAAAATTAGCGCCTGTAATATGATCTTGAAAATCATATCTATTTGTTGTTATTCTTCCTACTCCGGGTTTATAATTCAGCGACATAAAATCTCCTTAAGGATATACAATAGTATGCGAATGTCCTAATTCTGGCAATAGGGTTATTGTTCCGCTATTTTTATCATAAGATATTGCGTGGTTATGACCGGCATTTACAGATGTGAGCTGCGGAAGTAACTGTGGATATTTTTCATTAATAACTATTTCATGGATATGTGGAGCAATTGCCGGTATAGCAGAACCAACTGAAGTATTAATAGATTGTGGAAAGTCAGAACCATCTCGTAAAACTGGAACCTGATAAATAGGATCTGTTTTTCTAATTCTTTGCAAACTCATATGTTGTCCGCCAGAAAGACTAAACATCATCTTATTTCTATTAACAGAAATTACTTCATATCTAAATTCATCGTTGCCATTTTCATCGAATCTACAAATAACATCACGAGAATGTATTGATGGATATGTTAAGGTCCAAGCAGAAACATTTAATTCACTCTCTAATCCGGTATCTAACATTTTAACCTGATCGTCTGCCGGACTAAATCTAATTAAAAACCTTAAATCACTTCGTCGTCCAAAATTAAAAAGCTGAATATAGCCCACTACCTGACCTGTGCCGAAGCAGCTTTCGCACCTGCTTTCGGGATATTCTCGTCCAGGAATATAACAATCACAAGTTATGCCTGTAAAATTTCTTCTTATAATGCAACAAGGTTCTCCAGTTAACAATAATAACTGCTCTTGTCTTTGATCATTAATATTTTGTAAATTGAGTCCGCGTAACTTTCTACCTACGCCGCTATATCCGTCTGCACAATAATACTCTCCGCCGATATAGCTACCAACACAAGCTCCAGAGAATAATAGCGTCGGATCTGTTCTATGATATCCGCTATAATCATACGATGGAAAATTCACATTCCCAGCATCACTTCCAGATAAATCAGTATTTAATATATCTTTTGTTTTTTGATGATATCCGTCAATTAAAGTAAAAGAATAATTGCCAACATCAAACCTATTCTGACATTCAAAGACAACCGTATTTTGCTCTTCAGAATCAATTGGATAAAATATTACAGATGGGTCCCAGTATGTGTATCCATCATATCCATCTGTAGTATGAAATGTTGCAGTTGTGCCATTATATCCCCTTTGAATAGTAGGATTATTTAGCAACAAATTATTATTAACATAATCAACAGAAGAATAATAAATTAATTCAACCCCTATTTTTATAACACCGTGATTAGGAAAAAACTCTGCATCGGCAAGTGGTATTATAGAACTGGTAGCGGTAATACTCGATCTCAATAATGATGATGGATAAATATATATTCCATTTTGTTGAGGAAGCTTGCTAAAATCTACGCTGCTCGGATCATATTCTACTGCCCTTACACCAAAATGATACAAAACGCCTGGAGTTAATCCGGTTATAGTTGCGCTTGTTGCCCCTCCGACAGAAATAAATACTGGCGTTTTATTAAAAAAATTATCTTCAAAGGTAATTGGATTTGTATCAACATATATATTATAGGCAATTTTATTAGATCTATTACTGGGATAAGCAGAATACCAATCAAGTTTAATTGAGGATCCGTCCCCAAGACTTGTTGTTTTTTTTAAGCCTTCGTTGGTATTATTTAAATAATATGGCATTACTTAAAAATGCCGAAATATTAAGTGAAAATCGGGGCGCCAAAAATCACCATTCTTAAATTTTGAATAAATGCTTTCTTTTTAATTTCAAATTTAGGAGAAAGCAAATCTATGGAGCCTCTGGGGTTAAAATCAGTATATTCATTATTTTTTGTCGCCCTTGGATCAAAATATCTCGGATCTCCTCCGGTAATTACATATGTTTTAAAATTGTCAGGATTTATTTTTGAATATCCCTTTCCTGCCAAAAAATAAGATAATTTTAATTTATCTTTCATTGAATTTGCATATTCGGCATAAATCCTATCTAAATCTACACCGCTTTCTCGAACATTTTCTCGATTATATTCAATGTTATCAAGAATAAATCCATTATCTTTTGGCACATAATGAAAATAGCTTTGAGTCAATATTCTCCATTTGCCCTCGTTATCCTTCCACTCTAATATTAAAACGCTAGAAAGCGGGTTCATAAAGGAGTCTCTGGCTGCAGCTTCGCCAACACCACCAATTCGCTGACAACAATTGGTTTCTATTCCTACCCTTAAAATTCTTGGATCTTTATCTTTTAATACGGAAAATCTTAAATTATCTGACATAGAATGATTTAATTTAAATAAATTTTTATCTTTAACCTGATAATCTTTGGTTAATTCAATTAAAGCATCACCCATTTGTAAAAATGATAAATCTGTTTCAAATTTGGTTGTCGCCTGAAAAATTTCTGAAAATAATGTGCTTGATGGATTAATTACTTCATTTGATTCGAAAAATTTTTGAATTAATTTAGCATTTTTAGAAAAATCTTTGCTAATATATCCTCTTCGCTTAAACTCTAATAATAACGATCCGAATTTTTGTTCAATTCCTTTTATCCCCCCCTCTTTCATAAGTTGAGCATATGCAATAATTAATTTTTTTACTATTCCGGTGTTATTAAAATTATTAAAATTTCTATTTTTCAATATATTAATTATTGCTTTTGTTCCAACACCGCTAACAGAATTGTGTAATTCTCGAACGGCATCAATTAAATTTGACTGATCTTTATCAAAAGTTTCTATTTTTCTGATGCCGGAGACAGCCACTTCAACCGCCTCATCATAACTTAATCCCATTTCTCTAACAATACTATATAATAAATAATTAGCTTTAGAACCATTATTTATGACAAAGTTAATAAAATTATTAGTATCATATTTATTATTTTTTTTAAGAAACTCTAATATAAATTTAAAACCAGGCTCTTCATAGTTGCCCATTTTTTCTAAAATTTCTAAATTTCTACCACTATTAATAATATTTTTAACAAGAGCGGCGCAAAAATCTCTTGGTATACTTGGATTTTTTTCTAAACAATGATTGGTAATAGCTTCTATAGAAATTTTTCCAGTATTATTTAAAAGATTATTTATAGCAGATATTGGTGGTAAGTATCCGGTGTAATCTGCCTCCAAGGAAAAGCCATGTCCAGTCTCCATTCTCGGTATACACTTTAAGACAAATTCTCTAATTACTTTCTTACTCATTTCATAAATATCTTTTTTTGTCATTTTTGAAGCAAGATCGATTAATGATATGTTTTTAGGAAGCAATAAAACAAGGGTATTTTTATATAAACTTAATTTTTTTTTCGAAATATCATTAATAAAGTGAAGTATAAAGTCATCAATTACTTCTTTTATTCTTGCTTGTTTTTTCTCATTATCCTTATCTTTTAAAAAATCAGAAACTTCTCGATTAACACAATTTTTTATGAAATAAAAAATTGATTTTAAATCCATAATATTTTCTTTTTGCAAATATTTAAATAATGGATCGATATTGTCAACCGAACACATCGGAAGTATATTTGATCGAAGATGTTTTAAATACTCATTGGTTATTAATTCTAATTCTTCAAATATAACTTTTTCTATCTCATACTCTTTCTCTTCTCTTAGATCTTTAAGAGAATATTTAAATTTATTAGATATGGATTCGTAGATAGATTTATATGTTTTTAAATTTAGAATAACATCTGTGTCCCCAGAAGAAAATTTATTTAAATAGGTTTCAAATATCTCTTGTTTTTCATCCTTATAATATTCATCCATCCAAGATAAAAATTTAATTGTTTCTGGATCAGACAAAAAATTATCAATGTTTTGTTTTACATTCTTTTTTAAATATAATAATAATTTTTTCCTTTTATTGTATTCTAATAATATTCCATCCATTATAGATATGATTTGAGACATCTTATCAATCGTATCTTTAAAATTAGCCGGAGTAATATTAAAAATATTCAGTTTTTCTTTATTAATAAAATTTACTAATTTATCAAGCCTATATCTATCGTTAGGAAACCCTCCGCCATATCTTCCAGATCTTGTTTGGCTTTTAATTAATCCAAATAAATAACCTATATTATTTTTGGCAGCCGTTTCTATTACATCGGGAAGCGTTTTAAAAACTTCTATATATGTTGCAGTATCAAAATTAATGTCAATTACTGGGGCTTCTTCGCACAGATCGTTTGCTTCTTGATAGGCTTTATAAAACTCTATGCTTTTATTTCTTAATTCATTATATTTTTTTATTATTTCTTTCTTAATAATTTCTTCTACACCTAATCTTTTGTTTAATTCTAATTGTTCTTCTATTTCTTTTTTTCTTTCAAATTCCCAATATTTTCTATCTTTAATTTCTTCTAATTCTTTCTGACTTTCCTCAATTTCTTCTGTTGTTAATTTTCTGCTTTTAAGCTGCTCTTGTGAAAGTTCTGGATATTCTAATTTATATGGTTCCGGTTCTTTTTTTGGAGGTTCTATATTTTCTTGAGCCGGTCTGCCCCCATATCCCTTTTGAAATAAAGATAATTGTTTATGATAGCTATCTAATAGCCTATTAAGAGCCTCATCAAGAAGGGTATTTTGAGCAATTTTAATCTTCATTTACTTTCTCCAACAGCTCTTCTTCTTTTTCTTCTTTTTCACTGCCCTTCAATCCGTGATATTTGGTTAGATGATCAACATATTTTTCTGCCTCATCATCACCAAAGATTTCATCGATATATCCAACCTGAGTTTTAAATGCATCAACCTCATCTTTATTATCAAGATAGTCATCATCTGTGGCAGCTCTTGTAGGCTTTTCGTTATAACATTGCTGCAAATAGTGTCTGGCCTCATGACATAAATACATATAATCTTTAAAAAAATCTCCATCACATAAAAGTTTATAATTTAAAATAATTATTCCTTTTTCTGTTCTAGCAGAAACCTCTAAATCATCAAATTTAACCGGTATCAAATCTATAATATCCGGCTTTACATCAAAATCTTCGCACATCTCTGTAAAAGCTTCTGTTTTTTTAACAAAATCTTTAGCTTTCTGTATTAGTTTTAATAAGACAGAGGGGCTAATCTTTTTCACTTGCTCTATGGTATATTTTTTATGCATAATAACTCAAAATTATGCCAAAATATTAGGATATCATCTTATCAACTTCAATCATAAACAACTTGACTGCTTTTTTATATTTATCATCATCTAAATATATTAATGTTTTAAAAGGAGGCATTGCTCTCATTACAATCGGATTTCTTTCGCCTGGATGATCTTTTTTTCTTTCCTCTTTCATTTTTAAATATTTATTAGGAGCCCCAACCCACATTTTAGCTAACTCTTTTTTCAATTCTGTGGTTGGCTCAAAAATTATCGCTTGCCTATAATCATCTAAAGAAGATGTTAGGTTGGTATAAAACTCTAAATCGTGCAATTCGTGTTTTAATCTTTCTTTATTTTCACCGAATGGTCTTCCTAATGGATCATATTCCTTGTTCTTTTTCCCAGGTAATCCAACCATTATATTCGAACCAGTTGGCTCAAATCCAAGCAGTCTGGAAAGTAAAAACTGTGATGCATGGATTAATTCATGCTTTGCGGTATTATAACACTGAAGTAAATGCCAATGAAAACTTGCCGCGCCCGATAACTCCGGTATAGTAAAAAATAATACAATGACATTTAACTCATCTTGATAAATTCCCCTAGCATTTATGTCTTTTGTCATAAATACTACCTTAACATAATTATTCAGCAAACCACCATTAACCCAATCATTAAATCTTTTTTTCTTATTATCATCTGCATATTTCCAATCGTCTAATTCCCAGCGCAGAGATGTTCCCCTCTTGCCTTCATTAAAATTTGTATTTATTTTTTCATTGGTAAATCTTAATGCCTCTTGAATAACCTCTCTTATAGAAGGAATTTCATTTTCTGTAGCAGTTTTTAATTTTTCTTGATAATTATATAAAATAATTCCGGCGAAGTACTTTGCCGTCCATTGATATAATGTATCCAGCATTTTATGTGGAGGTTCTATAATCCCGGCTTGTTTCTTCATTTTTAAATAACCTGTCTTTCTTTAAGATGTCTCAATCTCATTATATATGGAGAATTTGCCGTAAGTGGTTTAAGAGTGCCAAGGCCAAGCGGACTGCTGCGCATAGAGTTCTTAATATATTTTAGTTTATCATAATAATTAGTTAATAGTGTGCCGTATTGAGTGTTTAAGAGCTCGCTCATAGAAGGCGGAGTAAAGGTTATTCCGTTATCAGTTATGTTAAACTCTCTGCCTCTTTCTATTAATGATTGTGAAGCCAATGCCATTAGTGTAGCGCCTTCTACAAAAATATTATGAAACTGATTAATAATTTGCGTGTCTTCTAAAGTAAAAAATGTAAAATATGGGACTTCATTAAATTGCGATAATGATGCAGCTATAAAAGTAGCTAACATTTCAACACTATAAATATCACAATCTACATAATCCACATTGCCGTATTTATCAGTACTTCTTGATTTTCCTCCGCTATTTAATCTGGCCTTTAGTGTTTTTATTAATTTATTTAAATTCAAAATTGCCGTTTGAGAATAATTAAATCCGGGGTCATCTCCAATTGAAACATATCCATCAGAATTAATTGCAGGCTGATCTGTATGCGAGACGACAAAATTAAACGCCGCCTCCATTCTAAATCCATTGAGATATCCTACCCAAGTATCTACCCAAACACCATAAGGACCAGCCATTCCGATAGTATAATCAAAACCATATGTACCAGTGGAAACCTGATATACACCCGCACTTGTTGGCCCAGTTAATATATTTCCTGATGGCTGTGTAATAGTAATTTGTGGAAAACTATCTAAATTAGCAGGAGCGCCGAATTGATCCCTAAAAACAATTCTTAATTGAACTGTATCCATCACATCAATTAACTGCCCCCTGGATTTTATGGCCATTTAGATCTCCAATATCGCTATAATAAGATACAAAAATATTATGCAGGAGAGGCGCTAAACTGACCAGAAGGCGCTTTTACTATTACCTGATAAATTTCATTTTTAGTCTTCATTGTGGTAGCATCTGTCCAAAAAATATCAACAATATATGTACCAACAGATGACGCTCCAGACGGTAATGTAAATGTATGAATATATAATCCGGTGTCAAGTCTGCTCATAACTACAGGATATACCGGCGATAAAGTAAGATTAGGCATAATAATACGATTAACAATTGGTGTTGAATATCCATCTACGCGAGTTCCATTTGAATCAAGGGTTTGTAATACGACCGTTACCTGTTGGCCAGGATTATATTCAAGAATGTATGTCATTAGATCCTCTAAAAAATGCAGAAATATTAATATTATTATATTTATATTAAGATGTCAGCAAAAAACCTATGGATTACAAATATTTCAAACAGAGATATTGCTCTGCATGATCTTAATTTAATTATTCCGTCTAAAAAATCCATTAATCTTTATGATTTTAAGCATTCGAGGCTAACAGAAGAGCAAATTAATGCATCAATGTCTTCTGGATCAATATTTAAAAAGAAGTCTAATTTATTTATTAATGATAAATTACCTAAAAGTGCAAGACCTATAAAAAAAGTTAATGAATTACCGCTAATTGGCGCAAGAAAAAATGATATTATTATTGAAAAAACAAACTTTGATGAACTAAATATTAACGAAGAAGAGTACGCCGCAGAAAATGCAGACTTGGCAGAAGCGGATAGAAATAGGTGAAAAATGTCAAACGGTAAAGTAGTAGCAATATCAGAAATAGTGGTAGCTCCACTGCAAGAGGAAGATAGTGAAAGCGAAAATATCATAAAAAGATATAAAGAATTAGACCAGAAAGTCAACGAAACAATAGCTAAAATACGCAACAAAAGATCAAAAACCCAAGGCGATGAACGAAAAGCAATCTAACATAACACTTTCAGAAATTAAATCTATTTTGGAGACAAACCAAAAATCAATAGAGATCTATATTGAAGTCGAAAAGCAAAACGAAGAAATTATTAAAAAATTAGAAAAAAATGAAAATCAAAACGAAAATATAATTGATAAATTAAATGAAAATGATGAACAGCAAAAAAATATAATTAAATTGCTTGAGGGCATAAATTCATCAGTAGATACTCAAATAGAAGATTTTGAAAGATTTAAACAACATGTAAAAACCAGTCTAGAAGATAAGATATCAGAGATAGAGAAAAATATATTTAGATTAATTGTTATACTGGGAACGGTTGGAGTTGGAACAATTATATCTGTTATTAATATGTTCTTAAAACACTAATTATTTTACAACCTTAACATTAATTGCTTTTGGTTGACCTTTAATATTTTGTCCGATTTCAAATTCTACCACATCATCTTTGGATAATGTTTTATAGCCATTCATTTGGATATCACTAAAATGAACAAACATATCGGTTTGAGCTACACCGTCTTTTTCCCAAGCAATGAAGCCCATTCCCTTTTTATTTTTAAACCAAATAACCTTACCAGTATATACCGTTGACATTATACCTTTCCTCTTATCTTAATACCATTAATTTCTAAATCGCTATATCCACCAAGAAGGTTATGAACGGCAATAACACCCTCCATCGCAATTGCCTGTTTTTCTATTTGGTTGGTGCAATTTCTTAATAATCTATCATATTTATCAAAAATCTGCTTCACTTCTCCTTCGAAGCCATGCAATTTACCAAGATCAATTAGATGTTGTCTTGTTTCTTTTTCTGAAAATATTTGCTTTCCTCTTTCTTTTCTCATAATTCTTACCTTTCTTACTATCTTACTCCCCAAGCACGAATACTAACAGTGGCCGAAGCGCCTGTTTTTAGACGCAACCATATCAAAGAGCAGCCCGGTCTATTGAGATATTGTGCTCCTTGCGGCAATATGGTTGGATTAAGCTCATCATGAACTGTATACCCATTATATGAAACCTCTACAACTGTCGAGCCAGTTTCATTAATTAGCCATAATGAAGAAAAAGAAGACGGAAGAGTAATTATGCAGTCAGGAGAATATCCATCAGTGGCTCCGCCTCCAAATTGATTCCATGTGACGGTAACTTTTTGAAAAAAATTATAGTCTCTGCCTTGGGTTTTTGTTATTTTAAATGGGTAGCTAACCATATATTACTCCTTATAATATCCAACAATATTGATATTATAGGCCTCTCTTATTTTTATCTCTATGCATTTAGTCTACCCATATCTATTTTTTGCTTCTTGATAACCAATTTCCATCATTTTTCTAATTTTTTCAGGATCAAAGTCAAGCAAATCCTCCAAAAGATTAAAAGATGGCCTAATTACATTGATTTTGATTTCTTTTTTATCAGTTAACCCGGTAGATGCCAATTTATTATACATTATGGCTTTTTCTAAATCATTGCTCATTATTTTTTCAGTAGACAAATCGAAGCTTCTATTTATCACATCTACTGTTTTAGGATTATTGATAAATTTCTTAATTCTTACTTCTGGAGAGGTCATAACCAAATCTATTTCTGTACACCCCTGATTAATGGCAATCGAAATAGGACTTATCTCTTTAGATCCTCCATCGGTATATAAGTGATCGCCTATCTGAACAGGGGTAAATAATCCAGGAAAACTTGCACTGGCTATTACGGCATCAACGAAATCATTTTGCTCACTATTAAAAACAGTATACTTTCCAGTTGTTAGATTAACTGTTCCACAATATACTTTTTTACCAGAGGATCTAATTCTACCAATATCAATATTAGATTTAACCAAATGATGAAGAGGAGAACTATCGAATAAACTGGCCTTCCATAATCCATGCCATCTACCGAACGGCCACCATCGTTTATAAATTTTTGAGGCATCAATAGAAATCCACATATCTCTTAAATATTCAGCCGCTTCTAATTCTTTGCCGTCAGGAAACATTCCAATGGCCGCAGCATTAATTGCTCCAACAGAAACTCCGGCCATAATATCATATTTTATTTTCTTTTTTCCAAGCAAATATAAAATTGCACCGGTCTGAAATGCGCCTTTTGCAGAACCGCCAGATAAACATAATGCTTTCATTCTAAACCTAAAAATAAGATAAAGTTAATTTATTACTAATATAATCTAAATATTTTAAAACATCTAATGATAATTTTATTCCAGATCTCTTATCTTCTTTTCCTTCAATTAAATTTAAAAAAACCTTAATTGCATTTGTAAGATGATCTGTTTTATCATATTCAATATTTTCATAATTTAATTTTAATTTATTCTGAATTGTATCATCATATTCCCATACATCATCGTTTGTAATAATTTTTAACATTCTTTGTTTTTTCATAAAACAATTTCCTATGTGCAAATTACAAACAATTTTATGATGAGAATAAGAAATTTGATATTGCTCTTTATTTTCTTTTTTATTAACCAATCCATATAAATAAGTTAAATCACTTCCAAGCAAATCAATTAACATAGCAAAATCGTGCGACCCATAATCATACAACGGGGAGTAATTTCTAACCGGTCCATTGTTTCCATTAATAAACTGAATGCCTTTAATACCACTATAATCTATATTGTTTTTAATATATTGATATGGATTAGAAAACAAATGTATATTGTTAACAAGAATTGGTGTATTATAATCTTGTAATTGTTCTACTTCTTTGTGAGATAGTGCAAGCGGCTTCTCTATCATCACTGGAATATTATTATCTAAAGCATACTTAGCAATTTGAATATGTGAAGACGGTGGAGTTGAAATAATAAGCCCATTAATAATCTTTTTTTCTATCAGTGTATCTAAATTATTCTGTGCTACAAAAAAATTAACGCCAAGAGATCGTAATTTAGGAAGATAAACTTTTCCCCAATTACCTAAACCAATTATTCCAAGATTAATATTGTTCATTTGTCAAAATTTTTAAAATACCAAGAGTTTTCAACATACCAATCAACACATTTTTTCATTCCGCCTTCAAATGAAAATCGTGGTTTCCATCCTGTTTTAGCAATTTTACTGACATCAACACTATATCTAAAATCGTGTCCGGCCCTATCTTTAACAAAATGATGCTCTATTTTTTTGTTTAAAACTTTAGATATATATTTAAGCATATCTAAATTACTTAATTCTATACCAGTTCCAATATTATATATTTCATTAACAGGAAGATTTTCAACAATATGCATAATAGCTCGGCAATGATCTTCGGCACAGATCCACTCCCTCATATTTAAACCATTTCCGTGAATTCCAATGCTTTTGTTATTGATAGCACTATAAATAATTCTGGGAACCAAATTTCTGGGAGGCTGGCTTGGACCATAGTTATTGCAGCATCGGGTAATATTATATTTTAGACCGTGAGTTTGATTGGCTGCTTTAACAATTAACTCTCCGGCAGCTTTAGAGGCACTATATGGGTTTCTCGGGTTCACCAAACTCTCTTCAGTCCAGGATTTTTCACCAGACTTTAATTGGCCGTATACCTCATCGGTAGAAATATAAACAAATCTTTCTACGCCATATTTAACCGCCGCATCCACCATAACCTGAGTTCCAACAACATTAGAGTGTATGAATGGTCCGGCGCTTTTAATACTATCATCAACAAAACTTTCAGCCGCTCCATGAATAACAATATCCGGCCTTTCTATAGCAAAAATATTGTCAATAAATTTTTCATCTGCAATATCTCCCATATAAAAATTATGAGATTTTCTATTTAACTCAACATTATATCTATTATATGGAGCGATGACTTTATCTATGCTGACAAATTTATAAGAAGCATTATCCCTCTCTACCATTCTCATAAAATTAGATAAAATAAAACCGGCAGTTCCGGTCACCAATATTTTTTTCATTTATTTTCCCCAGAATATTCAATTATTTCATCGCTCTTATTAATAGGTATGATCCATTTACCCTGATATTCCTTATGCTTGTTAATAATAAAATCAACAAAATTAAAAGATAGCGTCACTAAATAATCAGGCTTATCTTGATACATTCTGCTAAAAGGTAATACTGGAATGTGTTTTCCAGGAGAATATTTATTGATTTTTTCTGGAGCATCATCATAAATACAATCTAAAATATCACTTCCTATATTACAATGATGCAATAATGTGGTTGATTTTGCCGATGCTGTTACTCCGGCGATTTTCATTCCCTGTCTCTTTAACTCTAATAATTTTGGTCTTAAATTTTCTTTTATTCCGTTAACCTTTTTCACAAATTTAGAAACTTTAGACCAGGACTCATCTGTATAGCAACCGTTTTTACTTTCTTTTGCAGCATAATATGAAACACTATCACAAACATCATTTGAGATGCCATTATAAACAAAACATCTAATAGATCCGCCGTGGACATCTACCGGTTTTACATCATATAATGTCATTCCGTGCTTCTTAAAATAAGAATACATCGGACCAACCAACCAATATTGCAAATGTTCGTGATATATTTGTGAAAAATCTCCGCTTTCTAAAACATCCATAAAATAAGATACTTCGAAAACAAAAAAACCTTCCTTTTTTAAGATAATTTTCACTCCATTGACAATTTCATCTAAATCATCAGCATGAGCAAACACATTATTAGCCACAACAAGATCTACATTTCCTTTTGTAGATAATATTGCAGATGCGGTTTTTGTATTAAAGAAATCATTAATTGTTTCTAATCCCTCATCATTTGCTTTTTGAGCTAAATTAGATGCAGGATCCACTCCAAAGGCATCTATACCAAGGCACTTAAACCATCGAAGCATAACTCCATCATTAGAGGCTATTTCACAAACTAAATGCTCTTCGGACAAATCAAATTCAGAGGCCAAAGCGCATACATAATTTCTAAAATGTTGTCTCATCAATTTAGAGGTAGAACTTGCATAATTATAATTGCTAAACATTATTGACGGATCTATTATGTCTAAAATTTGATAATTACCGCAACTCTCACATCTAAATAAATCTAAAGGAAATGATTGCTGAACGACTAATGGGTTTGAGACAAAATCGTTAGCAAGAGCAGATTTTTCAAGTTTTAGAACTAATTTTAGATTGCGACCATGACACAATCTACAATCTTCTCTTCTTTTGATTAAATCTTGCATTTATCCTCTTTTAATTGATTTTTCGTAATTTGTATGATTTTTTACTATTCCATTCATTGTAATCATTTTTGTATCCTGAATAAAATGCATTTCGTGATATACTTCGGGCTTAGTAAAAAATAAATCTCCGGTATTGAAAATAGTTTTAGTCTGCCTATCTCCTTCGCCTTCTACATACTCAACTTTTCCATTGATAATATATGTTGCGTGCCAATCTCCATTAAGATGTCTATGTTTAGCTCTTACCGATCCTTTTACACTCTCAATTAATGTGACGCTGCCCGAATGACCAAGCCATAAATTCTTAATAATGCCCCGCTCATCTTTATACGGAAGGTCTATTGGAACTTTTATATTTTCTGGAAACTGACCATCGTTAACCAAATCTACATATTTTTTATTATCCATAACTTACCTTTCAAATACTTTCATTATATATATCGAAATCAATTGTTGAATTATTTTTTAACTTTTGGAGATTTTAAAATAATCTCCTCCATTTGTTCTGCAATTTTTTTCCAAGAATGTTTAATTGCAAATTTTCTACATTTTTGTATGGTATTGTCCGCAAATTCCTGGTCAGTAAGAGCCCTGATAACTGCATTGGTATATTGTTTTAAATTTTTTCTTACAGGAGCATCTATAATTACTGCTCCAGAATTTTTATAAATAGAGCCGAGACAATCTTGATTTGTAATTACAGGAACGCAATATCCCGCGTGGGCCTGCAATGTCGTAACGCTAAATCCTTCAGAAAAAGCGATCGTATCTGTCGGAAAAGCTAATACCGACGCTTCGCTAAATTCTTGTCTCATTTGATATTGGCTAACAGAACCTACATGCTCTACACCGAGAGGCTTCAATTTTTCCAATGCATATCTACAATATTTAATTCTATTTGCCATTTCTGCCACATGAGGGTGATTATTGGGACCATATGGATCAATATCTTTAATATGATCGTAATCAAAATGATAGAAAACCTTTAAATGAGCCTCTGGAACTGCCTCTTTAATGCTTGGAAAAATTTCTAATAAATTATGTAGACCACGATCCGGTGAGCTTGCCCAAATAATTCTTCCTTTTACTCTTCGATCTTCATACCAATCAGGATCACAGCCAAGATTTAATATCTGCCACTTTTCTTGCTTTGTGTATTTTTCTTCTGGCATCTGGGTAAATAAATAATCTCGATGCTGCTCACATACGGCAAGCCACATATCTACCTTATCATCGAACCCTGGCCGAGCAAAAGGAAAATCGTTCAAAAATTCCCAACATATTCTGAGGGGTTTTTCTGTTAAATTAAAAAATACATTAGGATCATTAATAGATAAAATGACATCAAAACTATCATTTATGCCAGCAAATCTATCATCACAATTATATAGCTTTACGCCCATCCATTCGTCTGGCTTATTATTTGGTTGAGCGTGAACGGTAAATAAATGAACATCATGCCCTCTTTCAACTAATTCTTTTGAAATCTGAACAGCAGAGTAATCGGTTCCAGTTAATCCGCGAGAAGATTTATATATATTATCATACCAAAAATCAAGAGGTCTCTGTCCGACACTTAAATGACTTAATATAACGGCAATTTTCATTTTTTCCTTTATTTTTTAATTCCAACCAACATAGTGCACGGATCTCTATCAACTTCTTCAAACAAATATATCGAATCAAGCAAAGACCTTATTTTGTTTTTAATATTAAAATCCAAAAAATTATGACACTCTATGATAATGTTGGGCTTATATTTTTCAATTGTTTCTATTCCTCCCTTAACAACATTGACCTCGGCGCCTTCAACATCTATTTTCATCCAATCAATTTTATCTATTGAATAATTTTTAATGAAAAAATCTAATGTTGTCATATTAAATTTGTCGGCTATTGTGTGAGCAGGCCAATGTGGAGCATATGTTCTCATGTCTATTTGCTCTAATTTATCCCACAAACCAATATTAAATGCACTACATCTATTTTCCCAATTATTAATTTTGATATTATTAACTAAATCAACATAGACAGAGGTTTCTGGTTCAAAAGAATAGACCCGAGCACCCATAGCACAAGCAGTTAAAGAATATGATCCATACGACGCCCCTATATCAAAAACAACATCATCATTTTTAACATTCCAGTATTTATTTCTAAATTCTACCTCTTCTTCTTCAAATGTAAAATATGAATATCCGGGATGAACTCCTCCTTGAGATATTGTAAATTTATTATTTTTAAAAACATATTCTTTAGTCATGTCCATCCTTGATTATTTAATATAAAATTATATTCTCTTATATAAGATTTTGCCATTACACTTCTGTCGTATTTATCAATTGCTTCTTGTCTACATCTTTCTGGATTAATATTTTCTATCAGATCTATTGATGTTGCTAATTGATTTATATCATTGTTTCTGACGAATCCGACCTCTCCGTCCTTAATAATCTCAGGAACAGATCCATAATTAACTCCTATGACAGGAGTTCCACACGATAATGATTCAACCTGTGATAATCCAAAGGGCTCATTAAATTGAACAGTATATAGAAGCGCCTTTGCCTGTCTATACAGCTCTCTTTTTGTAATATGATGATACGGATCTTTCGGCAGCCAATGAAACTTAATATTTTTACAATTTTTTGCCAACTTAACAGCTTCTATAGCATTATCTCTCTGTGATGCAAATGTCTCATTTTCTGGATATTCTCCAGCCATGATTAATTCTATTCCTGTTTTTTGTGCTAATTTTATGGCCTCTCTATATCCTTTTGCAGGATGCCACCTATTCATCCATAAAAAAAAATTTTTCTTATCGTATGTTGGTGTATAAAAATTAGTATCTATGCCGCCAGAAACAACATGAGTCTCTTTAACTTTTAAATAGGGCTGGTTAGCAACTTCTGGCATCAAAGTATTCTCATAATCAGAGGCCCCTCTTAATATTCTATCCCTATGAGATTGCGACCATGCAACTGGATTATAAGGAGACCATACTTTTGTCCAGGCGCCACCCATAAGAGTAAATAAAATGTTTTGATATCCAGAATTATATAAATAGTGCGATATCATTTTTGATTCACTAAAGTCATGCATTATGTCATTTGAAAATAAATGATCTTTATTTTCTTCAAAAAACTTTTTTTCTTCTAAACGAGAATGTTCATTATATCTGCCATATGAGCAAGGAGTTGGAATTACATTAATCTTTTTATCATAACAAACACTACCTTCAGGAGCATATAAGGTTATTTCGTGGCCAAGATCGTGTAAAGATAAGGCGAGATCTAAAATAACAATATCTCCAGTATGAGTCTTATATGGAATAGGAAAAGAATTTGTTGTTATTATACCTATTTTCAATTGATGCCCCCGTACATTACCTATTTCACTCCCTCTACAATAAAACTATGAGTCATTCCGGTATCTACAACTTCTTGACACAATACGCTGCTCTTACTTTTATTTGTTTCATAATAAAACTCAATATCTTTAAAACCAATTTCTTTTAATGTTTTCGTCATAGATATTTTGTTAAATATGAAGAAATGACCTTCATATGCGGAACTATTGCAGTTGGGACCAGAAGCTCCAAACATTAAATATGCCAGTTGAGATCCTTTATCAGCATCTTTATAGAATGCCGGTTGTTCTACCGAAAATTTATCCATATCATTATTAATATAGGCGTTTAATAAAAGATCAAGATCTGGAGTTGATAATCTAATAATTCCTCCTGGCTTTAAAATTCTATAACATTCGCTTAATATTTTTGGCACTTCATAAATTTTATTAAAATGCTCTATCATCTGATTTCCAACAATAAAATCAACGGTATTATTTATATATTGAGGAAAACCATTAACAACATTATGCACAATAATGTTTGGTTTCTTACCTCTCTTAATATATAAAACAATATCTTTTTGCTGTTTTGGCATTCGATTAAAAGCATCAATATAGTATGGATTTGGAGGATTTGCAGAAATGCCATCTACAACTAATTTAATATAATCAAAATATTCGTTTTGAACATCTCGATCATAATTAGTCCATCCGTCATATGGAAAAATATTGGGGCCACATCCTATATTTAATTTTATCATATTTTTACTTTCTATAAGAGGCAGTTGGATAATAAGGACAAATTGGATTGATTTTAATTGTCTCTATTAATTCATAAAGCATATCATTCCATTCATTTGCTAAATCATCTAAATCAAAATGATCTTGAGCATATTTTTGTAGCACTATTCTATCATCCTGATCTTCTTTAGTAAGAGCCTCTATTGTTTTACCAATAAAAACACTAATATATTCTGGCGATGTCCACTCTCCATCAATTAAAGTACCTCTATATCCAACAGTTTCGGTTAATGCCCCTCTATTAGAAGTAATCATTCTTAATCCCGCTGCTTGTGCTTCCATTGCAGATATACATGATGTTTCCCAGAACCAACTCGGGTATAACCACGCTCCAGATCCAAGCATCTCGTCCGACAATTTATCCTGACTAATTCTGTCATGAAATACAACGCCAAGATCCTTCATATTGACAATCATTTCTTCCAGTTTATTAATCAAATCATTATGACCGGGATTAAACTGAGCCGAATATTTCCAGTTTTTAAATCCATAATATAGATGAAGCTCTGCCTGTGGAACATGTTTTTTTATTTCCGGCCAAGCTTGTAGTAAAACTGGCCAAGAACGATCCGGGCTGCTGCTATTTATACACTTAAATCGATTTCTTTCTATTTTCTTATTAAATCTTTTTAAATCTATTCCGTTTCTTGTCTTAATAATTTTGTTAGGATGAATATTATGATAGTTAACTAAATTATCTTTATGCCACTCTGACAGCGCTAAAATACGATCTGCCTTTGCTAAGAGATCGTTTGTAGCATTAATGGCAAATACATCGTGAACCCATAATAGTTTTATTTTAGATTTTATATTGTATTTATCATCTAACGCATCTGCTCTTCTGGATACAATTAAAACATCACAGCTTAAATCATGATATTTTTCTGTTTTATAATATCTAACGCCATCATATATTCCTTCGCCGGCTTCTCCGCAGCCAGAATATATTGAAACATTATGGCCCAATTTAGCTAATCTCTTTGATATATTAATAGCCATTAACTCGCTGCCACCTATACCGGTGTACTTAACTGTTTCTGGCGTCCACTCCTCAACACCATCTCCTATAAAAAAGACAATATTCAGAAGACTATTCTTATCTTCTTGCAATAAATTAGAAACTACATATTTATTTTTTAATAAATGACAATCTATTAACTTAAACCCTTCTTTTTCATATTCAGACGCTATTTCCCAGATATTTATCTTTATATCTTCCGGTTCTTTTATGCTAATTTTTTCTATATTATTTTCTATAGATATTTTTTGATTATTAATTAAAGAAATGATATTATCTGTGGTAATCTTATCTATTCCACCATATTCATTTAATTTATTGACGCCTACGGTTATATCATGTTTGGCCAAAAAAATCTCATATACTTTTTTATTATTGGTTAAATGAGGATCTTTTGGCTGTTTTCTAATTCCGATATTTACGCTTTCTAATGCCCCCTTAATATCTCCTAATTTACTTAAGGCAACATTATAGTATTTATGTATCTCGGCTTCTCTTTCAAGCGGATTAATAAATAACATAGTTTGTGTTGGAGGAAGGTCAAGACCAATTTTAGCATAATGAGCACACTTTTGCCAATATCTTGTTTGATTTGCATCTCCTCGCATAGCCATAAAATAAAAAGTCTTGGCTAAAGCAAAATATCCTTCTCCCCAGTTTTCTTTTATTTCTATTGCCTTAAATCCCCATTCAAGAGCTTTTTCATATTGAACTAATGCATGATAAATATCTACTAATTTAAGACATGCCATTACTCTTTCATCTTCCCAGCCGGAAATTTCTATATATCTACTTAAACATTTAATTGACTCATCAACTAATCCATTATTCACATACTCAAGACCGAGATAATACATCTGTCTTGCGTCTGATTCTCCTACTTTTTCGAAATATTTTTTTAATATACGAAGATTACGGCCGGACTCCATATGTTTTGAACTATATTGTCTGTGATGTTTGTATATTACATCATCTTTTTGAATAAGACTAATATTATAACTTTCAATTGGTACCGCTACCTCATGTACGGGGTTTGTCCACCGAAACTTATTCTTATCAGTAAACAATCTTTCTCTATAGTGTCGGCAGGTGCAATTTCCATCCTGATCATAGGAATACTCATATGGAAAAATAAAACCAACCGCATCAAAAGTAGAGGTTGTTTTTTCATATTCATCTAATATTTTTTTTATGTTTTCTGCACCAACAAGAATATCATCGGCGTCTAACCAAATAACGGCCTTATTAGTGGCAATATCAAATGATCTTTTTCTTGCGTCCGAAAAATCATTAATTAGCCCTGTTTTCGGATCATTACATCCAGTATATACTTCAAAAACATCAGCATATTTTTTGGCTATTTCAGGAGTATTATCAGTGGAACCGGTATCCACGACAACTATTTCGTCAACATATCCTTTAATTGATTTTAAACACTGCTCAAGAAGGGGTTCATTTTTGGCTATAATACAAGCAGATACTTTCATTAACTTACTCCTAAATGAAATATATCAAATGAAAAGTAAATTAATTTTTTAAATAATTATTATCCTCTTGTTCTAATAGAGAATTTAGAACCGGTTGGGCTAAAGCAAATTCCGCTTAATCCATACACAGCCGGAGAAAATGGTGATACATATGTTTCTATGCTGCTGCCAGATGGTATATAAGCCAAGAAGCTTTGAGAAGCAAATCCCGAACCACCGATACCATATGAAACAGATTGAGTAATTGGAGATCCTGATCCAAATCCAAATCTACCGTTTCCTCCGGTTGCTCCAAGAAAACACTGGACTAACAACAGCGGAACCGAAACTCCAGTAAATCCTATTGAATAATCTATTTCATACCAGCCAGCTTTTTGAACAGTAACCCAAGCCGCAGCAGTTCCAATGGTAGTATGTCCAATAGCGCCTCCTGTTGGAGTGATAATTTCACTGGTCCATCGTACCATGGCACCAGATGCATTGTTTCCAGTTGCTAAATTGGAACCCGTAAATCCAAGGATAGCAAAATCATTGAGAGAGTTTATATTAACAATTCCTGGAACTGCTCCTGTAGTTCCAACCAAACCTCCCAAAAGGTTAACGGTATTTACTGGGGCCAATGTTGCGCCGTTATTTTGTAGCCAAATAGTGCTTACACCGTTTGCGCCGGCAGGACCCTGAGGACCAGTTGGGCCTGTTGGACCGGCAATACCGGCTGACCATGAAAGATTTCCAGAACCATCGGTAGATAATTGATTGCCTGAAGCTCCTAGTGCTCTTGGCCAAATTAAAGCATACGATGCCACACCAGATGCTACCTGGAATGTCATCATACCGGTTGCAGTTGCCGGACCAGCTAAACCAAGATATGGTATACCAGTTTGAGCAACTCTGCCAAACTGTCCAATTAATGTATAGCCTCCAGAAGCTCCGGCTATGAAGTTAATTCCGCCATACTTACCATCTTTAATCGGCATAGCTACAGCAAGATTTAAATTACCTGAAGATTTATTAACAGTAGCGGAAGAATACGGTGGTTGTGCACCAATTTGAAAATCTACAGCGGCAAAGTCTCCGTTATCAGCGGTTACTCGAATGACCGGCCCACCAGGAATTATAGTTCCGTCAAAATAAATATATGGGGCGAGCATTCCTAACGCAGGAGTTCCGGGACCGCTTATTTGAGCTACGTTACCATATCCATTAATAAAGAAATAAATTACTTGAGAAGATAACAATTTAATTTGAGAATAACTACCATCTCCAATATTTACAGTATCTAGGGTAGTAACTGCGTCCATTCCATATGAAAGTATATTTTGCCCGAGTGCTCCAACTGGTGTTTTTTGAATAATTGGAACCATATTATTAGAGGACGCCGGAAGTCTAATTAGACCGGTTGGTGCTGCGGATTGAACAGCTCCGCCAAAATATAAAAACGCCGATGATGGAACTCTAATTGCCCCGCTTGCATCTCCGCTTAATTTACTTATAGTTGGTCCGGTGGCGCTTGAACCTGTACCCTGAAGGTCTCCTGCCGGAATATATACTAAGCCGGGAAGAGTAGACGTTGCAAGTGGAGCCGTATTTGGAACCCATGAAAGTATTCCAGTGGCATCAGAACTTAAAGCATAGCCAGACGCAGCAGCCAACGATCTCGGCCATTGTAATGTATATGACGCAACTCCAGATTGAACTCTAAAAGCCATCATTCCTGTGGCTCCAGATGGACCATATATGCCCAAATATGGACCCTGAGTTGTCGGGTCTCTCCCTATTTCTGCTGCAACTCTAACAGGTTCAGATATTTGCGAAATTCCATTAATTCTAAATGACACCTTACTTTGTGCATTTAAACTAACCTTATCATTGCCAACTAAAGCGTCAGATGTTCCAAATTTAACCTCATCTAAATTGGTAAGAGGATCTATTCCATATTGCATAAATACATATGGTCCTGATACACCAATTGCGCCCATAATCGGAGCTTGAACTTGTCCTGCTCTGGGGAATCTAAATAATCCTGTTGGAGCGGTAGAGGCACCGTTTGATACGGCAATTGCAAATGAAACATTGGATGGTACTTGAATGTTGCCAGACGGATCTCCACTTAATCTACTTATAGTTGGACCAGTAGCATTTGATCCGGTTCCAGATAAGTCTCCTGCGGGTAAATAAATAACACCTGGAGTTGACTGCGACGCTAAGGTAACACCACCTCCACCGCCGCCACCACCTGGCGGACCCTGCGGACCCTGTGGACCAGTAGGACCGGTTGCACCAACTCCTCCCTGAGCCCAATATAGTCTACCAACACCATCTGACAATAAAGCATATCCAGAAGCCGCGGGAAGTGCTCCTGGCCACTGCAAAGTAAAATTATTGGTTCCAGACTGAACCGTTTGCCACATAATTCCCGACGATCCAGTTGCACCTATACCGATTGCATTTTGAACAAAGAGATTATCACTTCCTGGCGAAAATATAAATGAACCGCCAACTGCTACTCCTCCATCATTAAATATTCTAACTTGCTCTGCGACACCAGATTGCGTAAAGAAACTAATTACTCCAGTTGGAGTACTTTCAATTGTTCCTATAAGAACCCTATTATTAGAAGAATATAAATAAGAATCATTTGGACCACCAACTCCTCCAGAAATTCCATATTTTGAAGAATTAATACCAAGATCAACATAATAAGAATTATTAGTTCCAATATCATTTGTTGCAACTATATCTGATGAGGCAGTAGTCGCATTGCTTGAGTTTTGTATAAATATTTGCTGGAAATCCATAGCGGAAGCAACAACGGCAAGTACATCCTGCGGATATCTTGTTGATGTTGGAATTCCATTCACATTTATTGCAAGTTTACCATTTAATGTTGAAGTTATTCCAGTTGCAGATGAAAGTGGGGCAGCAAGTTGCAAGGTATTTCCATCACCATTTATATAGAACCATATTCCAGTTGCAATTCCCACTCTTCCAGAACTATCACCGGTTATTTTGCTAATGGTTGGACCAGATGCATTTGATCCCGTACCAGATAAATCTCCTGCGGGAAGGTAGATGATACCAGGAGTTGATTGAGAGGCAAGAGTTACTCCGGCGCCGCCACCACTACCAGGAGGTCCTTGTGGCCCAGTAACTCCAGGAGAACCCTGTGGACCCTGTGATCCGGTAGGTCCTTGAGGACCTTGAGGGCCCGTAGGTCCTGTAACGCCCGGTGAACCCTGAGATCCCTGGGGACCTTGAGGACCTGTAGGACCAGTAACTCCAGGAGAACCCTGAGACCCTTGAGGACCTTGGGGACCTGTAGGACCCGTAACTCCGGGAGATCCCTGTGGACCTTGATTTCCCTGAGGTCCTGTAGGACCAGTAACTCCAGGAGAACCCTGAGACCCTTGAGGACCTTGGGGACCTGTAGGACCCGTAACTCCTGGTGAACCCTGAGATCCTTGAGGACCTTGAGGACCAGTAGGACCTGTAATTCCTGGTATACCAGCAGGAGAAATGTTTGAAGAGTTGATAACGGTTCCGCTTGGAAGATTACTTGCAA